AATTAACAGAAGCTCCAGTAATCGAAGAGGAAATCCCTGTACCGCCAGTTCCTCCCACTCCTCCAGAGCTAGCACTACCAGTCCCACCAGCACCGCCGCCCCCGCCGCCGGATGAGGTTGCTCCAGAACCACCAGCAGAGCCTTGTCCAGCAGTCCCACTTCCGGCTGAGGTCGTAGACCCGCCGCCACCGCCACCGCCCGAGCCTCCCGATGTTCCGTTAGTACTACTATATCCGCCACCCGTACCGCCGCCAATGGATGTTACAGTACCTAAAGAAGAGCTTATTACGCTGTTTGACCCGTTGGAGGAGCTACCTCCAGCGCCAACAGTTATTGTGTAAACCGTTTGGGTATATAAAGTAAAACTTGCCGATTGTAGTACACCACCAGCACCGCCGCCGCCCGCTATACCTCCACCACCGCCCGCGACAACAAGATAGGAACTTGAATATGGCTGCGAGAGGTAGTTTGTATTCCCAATAGCTATATCGACCCAACCTTGCGTCGAATCGACGTAGACCAAAGTAATAGATGCTCTGCTTGTCGAAACAATCGCGTTAACCACACTGCCATTGATCTTCCCGCCATTTGGATTGACCGTAATGTTATTAGAAGCGGCTGTGCCAGCATAATCGAACACATTGATCTGTTGGCCGGGGGTAGGGGATGCCGGAAGCGTTACCGTTACCGGACCAGTAGTCGTATTGACGGGGTAACTATTCCAAGCGGCAGCAGTAAAGTTCGCTGTTTGAACAGAAGCCTGTTTGAAAGCCAGCACTATGGCCCCATCGACCGACGGTACAGAAACGGTTGAGTTTACTGCGGTATCTGTACCGGTGAGAGTGGTTGATCCACCAGACGGCAGTAAGAACTTAACAGCCCCGCTCATTGTTCAACCCAAGTCAGTGTCGATTCGTCCCACGCGTAGTGTTTTCCGTCCTCGGGATAAGCTACAGGTGCTTCCCACAACCAAGTCGTTTCGTTCAATGTCCAGCTTGGAAAAGGTCTTGGCGGGTAAAAGACATCATTAGTGTGGTCATAAGTGAAACCAATGCCAGCGTAATTACCTCGAAGAGCTTTACTTTGGTCAGCTGACGGTTCTCCGGTTTCAGTACTATAGTGAACATTTCCGCGAGTATTGTACGATGTTTGAATCCATGTGCCGGGGGAAGAATCGATGAAAGATTCAAAGAATTCTGCTTCAGCGACAATGACTTGAATGACTTTTCCGTCGAGGACTTTTGCGTAATGGCTCATGCTGTGTAGCTCCCTGAAGAAGTGAACTTAATAATGGTGTTTGAACCAGAGGTTGTAACCGTCGGGGAACCTGTGGTTATTCCTGAGTAAGCGATTGTTGGTACAGAGAGGATGACGACACCCGAGCCGCCTGAACCTCCGGCCATGGATGATTGGACAGCTGCCCCACCACCGCCACCTGTGTTCGCTGTTCCATTATTTCCGGCAGTACCGCCGCCGCCACCACTACCGCTACCACCACCAGAAGCGGTGCCGCCACCGCCGCAATAATAAACCGCAGATCCAGTAATGGAACTTGAAATTCCGACGCCACCGTAAGCAGTTGCCCCCGAACCACCGGCACCACCGGCACCGCCACCACCACCACCAGTGCGGTAAGTAACATTGTCCGATGATCCAGCCCCGCCGCTATTGCCTTGTCCACTTGTACCTGAACCTCCAGCTGACGCGCCTCCATTGGAGCATCCACCACCACCACCAGACCCACCGCTGCCGCCTGCTTGATTGGTTGAACCTGCTCCACCATAGCCTCCAGCTAAAGCGGTTAAACTCAAGCCTGTTGTGTTATTACCGGGACTTCCATTATTACCATTACCTGCACCGACGCTACCACCAGCACCAACTACAAAAGAATAATTAGTACCAACAGAAAGGGTCGATGTCCCAGTCAACAATCCGCCTGCGCCACCCGCACCGCCGGAGCCACTACTATAACTAGCACCACCACCCCCACCAGCCGCGATGAGATATGAAATTGAATAAGCTTGCGGGAGATATGTGGCATTCCCGATTGCGACATCAACCCATCCTTGAGTCGCATCAGCATAAGCTAAAGTCACTGATGCGCGGACCGCTGAAACAGTCGCAATAGCACCAGAGCCATGGATCTTACTACCGTTCGGATTGATCGTAATGTTATTGGTCGCAGCCGTTCCCGCATAGTCGAACACATTGATCTGTTGGCCGGGGGTAGGGGATGCAGGGAGTGTAACAGTAACAGCACCTGAGGCCGTATTGACCGGATAGGAATTTCCCGCAACCGCTGTAAAATTTGCCGTCTGAACCGATTGAAGTAGTAAATTGCCGCCTGACACCCAAGCAGAACCGTTCCACGTTTCAACACTGGCTATGGTACTGTTGTATCCTTGTTGTCCCGGAGTTGGAGATGCCGGACGCGTAGCCGTAGTCCAAGTAGCATTTCCAATCCCGTTAGTACCGGAAAGCGTCAGTGTCATAAGATCACCCAGATAGAATTAGCGGCTATAGTCACGGTTACCCCATCAGCGATACTTATTGGCCCGGCTGACATAGCGTTATTGCCGGAGGCTATGGTGCAATTGCTGGTTATTGTATTCGCGTTAACCACAATACCATTTGAAGCCGTTAATTGAGGTGCTACCAATTCGCCAGTTAATGGTGTGTATTTAAGTTTCGCCAGATTGATTTTACTGGTGGAAACAGGCCCAGTTGCTCCAACAAATACTGGATACAGCGCTGTCGCTGTTGAATTGTCATCAGAGACTGTCGAGTATAACCCCGTGGGTCCGGTCGCCCCGGCTGGGCCAGTCGCGCCAACCGGTCCTGTTGCTCCTGTTAATCCAGTAGGTCCTGTAGCACCAGTAAGCCCAGTAGGTCCAGTCGCACCAGCTGGCCCCACAGAACCTGTAAGTCCAGTAGGCCCTGTTGCCCCGGTTAATCCGGTCGCTCCGACTGGGCCAGTCGCGCCGATAGGACCGGTTGCGCCGATAGGACCGGTTGCTCCAGTTGCGCCAGTAGGCCCAAGCTGCGTGTAAAGAACTTGTTGAACTGAAACTATAACGCCCGGCGCCACCGGCCCAACACTCGGTGTTACTGTGGGAATACGGATTGCGGTATTGTCCGTTGCCCACATTAACTGAATGTAATCCCCGGCCAATAACTGCAACGTCATCGGTACTGTAACGATTACAAATCCCGGAACACCACCATGCGAGTTTGGAACTGATACATCACTACTGCTGTCTGCGATATCTCCGGTCGCTCCAGTATCGTTTTTACGGAACCACAGTAACCCATTGTGGATTTGAGTGTCCGTATTTTCGAACATTACGGATGCATTAATCGTATAGATACCGGCGTTTGCAAAAGTAATACGATTACTCGACACAATAGAAACACCATTGCTGTTTGGGTCGGTGTTGCTAATGTTTATCGAATAAGCTGTATTTGTTGCTGCTGCCGATTGGTTTGTTGTATCGTAAAAAGCACCCCAATAACCATACGCACCACCAGCTCCGGTAGGACCCGTAGCCCCGGTGGCGCCCGTAACACCGACTCCAGTTGGACCGGTAACGCCAGTGGGTCCAGTAGGCCCAGCAATTCCTTGAGGCCCTGTGGCCCCGATAGGGCCTGTGGCTCCAGCCGGCCCGGTGGCTCCGGTTAAACCGGTGGCCCCAGTTAAACCTGTAGCCCCGACAGGTCCTGTTGCACCAACAGGCCCAGTTGCGCCAACATCTCCCTGAATTCCTTGCGGACCAGTAGCTCCCGTTAATCCGGTTGGCCCGGTAGCACCAACGTCTCCCTGTGGGCCTGTAGCCCCTGTTAATCCGGTAGGGCCGGTAGCTCCGACGGGACCTTGCGGGCCGGTAGGGCCAGTTGCACCAACATCACCCTGTATACCTTGAGGCCCCGTAGCGCCGACAGGGCCTGTTGCACCGGTAGGTCCATCAACACCCTGCGCACCGGATGGGCCAGTCGGGCCGATATCACCTTGCGGACCCGTCGCCCCGGTCGGCCCATCTAATCCAGCCGGGCCAGTAGCTCCAGCTGGCCCAGTAGGCCCGACGATACTACCGACGTCATCCCACGCTAATCCAGTCCAGACCCAAAGATGACCGGTATCAGAAGTGATATAGCCATCGCCGGGTAGATTTCCGACAGTTGGTAAATCACTAGATGTTGGAACTGAACCTTTGATTGTTATTGAAGTCCCTTGTGGGCCGGTAGCGCCCGTAGGCCCTGTGGGGCCGGTCGACCCCGACGGACCTGTTGCACCGGTAGCGCCTGTTGCACCTGATGGACCAGTCGGGCCTACGTCACCGGCGATTCCGGATGGGCCAGTAGCACCTGCGGGTCCTACGTCTCCTTGTGGGCCAGATGGGCCAGTAGCCCCGACGGCGCCCTGTAAACCACTAGGCCCAGTAGCTCCAATAGCTCCTTCAGGTCCTGTGGGACCTTGAACCCCGGATGGACCGGTTGCGCCAACATCTCCCTGTAAGCCCTGTGGTCCAGTTGCTCCAACATCTCCCTGTGGTCCTGTTGCTCCAACATTACCTTGAATCCCTTGTGGACCGGTTGAACCAGTTGGCCCAATTTCGCCGATAGGACCCGTAGCGCCGGATGGACCGCTTGGACCAATGGGGCCTGTCGCACCACTGGGACCGGTAGGACCTATCTCACCCTGAATCCCACTGGGTCCGGTAGCCCCAGTAGGTCCAGCTGGTCCATCGTTACCCTGCGGGCCGGTCGGACCAGTCGGCCCCGGAATCGTCGAAGCAGGCCCTGTGGGTCCTCGAACGTTGCCTGCGTCAAAAAGAACCCCATCATTACGCTCGATGTAAAGGTCATCGCCTTCGACGTAAGCATTTTGAATACCAGTTTCCAGCGCTAAAGCGGCAGAGGCCGCGGCTTGTTCCGCATATACTTTAGCCGCTAGTGCTCCGCCGAGGTCTTCAGCTCCGACAATAACGACAGCGGTTCTATATTCTGGGAATACATCGACAGTATAAAGCGGAGTAACTTCAATCATGCGTTTCCCCAGTCTCTACCGGAAGCACTACAGTCTGAGAACTAACAATCTGACCGTCAATAAAGAACTTGATATCCATGTGGCAAAACTCAGAGGGCCAGTCCATGGTGTCGACTGGTGCCGCAGACAAAGTAAAAGTGCCCGGGCTTGACGTCTGGTCTCCTTTAACCACAGTAAGTTCTTGGACCAATTCCCCGGCCATCGAGCGGATCATCGAGCGGATGAGAACTCCCGTCAGATTTTCAGGTACGCCAGAGGAGTCCTTTTTAATGCAACCAAGAAGAAAGGTGTCCCCAATCTTAAAAGGTGGCAGTTCTGGAAAGTTATCTGTACCGAGGTACTCTTGACGCATTGTCATTTCGGTCCATGCTCTCGCAAATAGCTTCGTAAAATCCCTCACCGAACTTCGGATACGGGTCCAGATGCCGAACTAAAAAATGGTTGCCATTCAAAATAATAACATCCGGTTGGTATCCCGGAACCTGCCCGTGCAGAGGAAATTTCGTAATAAAAGAAATGGTGCTCGTCATAACTTCGAAATCATCATGTCTTTCAAGGTCATTCGGATGGTCTCTGGTTTGGACCCCGATGACGTTGTGGTAAGCTGTTTCCTTCAGTTGGGAACGGCCGTGTTCGTCGATGATTTCCTGACGGCGAATTACGGTAACTCGAGTAGCAAAATCCGGATCAAGTAAAACATCCGAAACATTTAACAGTGGCATCAGCGTTTCCGGATAACGTAATTGATACTATTTCTAAGCTGACCAGTTTGAATAAGAGGTTTCGCTGTTGCAGTTGAAGGTTCGTTTCCTTCTGCCCGACTTTCGAGTTCAGCTTTCGCCCCTTTTGCAGCTTTTCCTGATCTAATTCGTGCTTTTAACGTAGAATCAGCGAGCGGCGGTGGAATACCTTGGTTAATTATAGCGCGGATGCTCCGCTGGGCAATGAGCCCGGCTTCGTGGAGGGCGATATTTAAGGCGTCGGAGTTTCCATCTAAAGCTCTTAGAGCCCCGCGGAGAAAAGCTTTTGCCACGGAGGCCTTAGCCGCCTGAATGCCGGGCCTCATAAATGGTCGAGCTGGGATATTAGCTGCGGGTGACCCATTGTCATGAATATAAGCTAATGTCGCGTTATTCATTTCCCGCGAACCAACTTCTTTACGGTCTGCCGTTTCTTGTGGTACACCAACTAAAACATCAGCCGATGCCAGCTCTTTAAGCTGTTTCATCAGCTGAGGTAAATTATCCGTCACCTTTTCGAGTGACGTAGCCATATTAGTTTCCGAAAGTGGTGAACCCGGGCATGGTGTCTGGACCGGGCCATGCCGGGCCATTTAATGGAGGTGTATACCCAGCACCGAGTTGAATAGGACCGGTCCCGAAAATGTTGACCATCCAAATGAATCGCGTTCCGTAATTGGTCAGATTCCAGTGACCAGCTCCCGGTTCCGTTCCAGCCCCGGTATCGTAGCTGATAGATACTTTGTCCACAGACTTACTAGAGACGGGTCCGCCGACTCCCATACCGGGAATACCGCCTGAGCTGGACTCCAGCAGGCTTCGAGCTTCGAGCGCGATAAAATGAGCGGTGAACAAGGAAGCGCCCATATCAATTTCATTCATCCAGCGGCCGGGATTAAGCATCCGGTAGGCGAAGTTGAGCCAGAACTGAATTCCAGAGGTCGGATACGTCAGAGTATTCGAAAACTCTGGAAAATTGATCCTAAACTGTTCTACCGTCAGGGCCATTGGATGCTCCTATTTAAATGGTTTCCTTACCAGCATTAGCCATAGCCTGTTCAAAGGTTTCGAATGCTGGAGCTAGGCTTTTCAGAGCGGCTTTCAGTTTCTCGTCGGTGAGCTTACCTTCGAGACTTTCGGCGGCATGCTCAAGCTCTTCGAACTGAATCTGAAGGTGGGCCAAAAGAGCTCGAAAAGTAGCCACTTCTGAATCGGCATCCTTGCTTTTGTAATCCGGAAAAGGGTCTACAAAAGTCTTGATTCTATCTCGATCGACGGGCTGTGTATGCCCATCTGGAAATTCAACATTGTATAGATTAGATCCCTGATAGGTCTTGACCTTAATCCTTGTCCCAGCCGGATATGAACCTCCACCGACTTTAGGAACGGTGCGGATAAGCATGGCCACAGTGTCAGCATCTTTTACACCAAGGCTTTTCAATTCGCCGCGAAGCTGTTTCAGCTTTTCGGCCGTCTTTGCTTTTTCCTGAAGCGGAGCACTGCCAGTGTAAGCGTTCATCCGGCCTTCGAGGCGTTTGATCTCTGCCTTGACTTGAGAAATACGGTTCTCAGATGAATTAGCATCACGCGCTTTACGAAGACGAAGATGGATGTGGACATGCTTAGTCATGATTAAACCTTTTTAGAAAGAACTTGCATCATACGCATGTAAATGCCCGGGCCGCGGAAATCTCCACCAATCTTGTAGGCTTCCTGCTTTACCTTACGGGCAAAAGCTTCGCATTCAGATTTGAGCTGAGCTTCACGGGTCTTTTCATCTGGACTAATAGTACCATCTGGATTTGCATCCTTTCCCCGGCCTTTCAGATAAACATGAATGTGCTTTGCCATTATTCGTCCCCGTAACAATGAGAATTAGCTTCCAGCTCAGCCTGACTCACCTGAGACGGGAGAGTATCCAATTTCCCCATTTCATATTCAGGAATTGCGTCATTTGCTCGCTGGGTAGCGTAACCAATAGCCGCCGCCTGCTTCGGGTCTTTCCCGTGCTCAATTTCGGTGGCGATATTCTTTTGCAGGGCTTCTTCCGAAGCAGACTGAATTAGCGGCATTAGAAACTCCCAAGCTGTTCTGAAGCGTTTTTAAGGGCATCCCGTGCCTTGGTCAGTGCTGCAGTCTGTTCTTTGGTTAAATCGCTAAGCTTTTCCAACAAAGCGCCAAGCTCCAGCTGAGCGGAATTAGCCTTCGCCTTGATAGAGTCAAGAGCTTGCTTAGCCGGGAAACCGGTTACAGAAGCCGTATCCGGAACACCAACAATCACGGTACCACAAGCCTTACTGTACCAGCTTTCGGCGTGAGCTCTTGGCATAACTACATTGCCCGGCATATAAGTAACCCGACGATGATGGTCAAGACTAATAGTATAACGCTGAGTGACTTTCGCCACCACTAAATCTTCAGCCGGACTTTCGGTGGTATCTTCAGAAACGGAATCATCCGTTTCGGTCTCTGGTACAACCGGTTCTTCTGCGGCCGGAACTGGGGTTTCTTCTACGATCGGGGCGGAGGTGGCTTCTTCTGCAGGTGCCTGTGCTGGAGCCTGCCACGGGGCGTCTTTCTTAGCCATGTTCAATCCTCTAGTTTAGGTTTCTTAATCATACCGTAGACCCAGCCATCTGGTAAGGGTTCCCCGGCTTTCAGTTGCTTCATCTCGATTCCATCGTTAATAAATCGAGACCCCAGCTTTTTTGCGGAAGCAGTTGGGAGTTTGGTCCCTGTGTGTGCTTCTCGCATCCGTTCTTTCGTTTCTTCGGAAAACGGTGTTCTTTTCTTTCCCAGTTTAGCCTGTCGAATTTTCTCATTTCGGGCGGCTATCTGTTCTTGGGTTAAATTCTGATGTGGGTCTATTCCCCGCTTTGCTAAACCAGCCGCTTTAACCTTTTCTGAATTACGCAACGATTCACTTAATTTGCGCCTAACTTCTTCTGAATGCGGGATTCCTTTACGATACTGGTTACCGAGGTTTTGACCCCGAAGGCTGGCGGCTATTCGGTCTCGAACTTCTTGGGTAGGATTGACTAAGCCATCACCACCAATAGTTCCGTTGACCACAGTATCGGCGTAATGCTCAATCCAATACTGTTCGCGTTCTTGCCAGTTCTCCTCAGAGACTTCCTCAAGAATCAATATCCCCGGACGAATCCCATCGTCCGTTAAACTGTTGAGCCAATGATGACGGTGGCTCTTTCTCTTTTTCTTCGCCTCGGTCAAATGTTGAATGAGACGAAATTCCGCAGTGTACTGGGTGTATCCGACATAGCGGATCACGTTCGGTTCAATACGCGGATCAAACAATCCGTAGATAATCGCCATTTGGGGAATCTCCCTGCTTGTTTAGAACAGGGAGATTTTACCTTAGGCCCTAACGGCTTTTCAACCGTTATTATAACCCATCGAAGTAGCCCAAAAGTTCCGGGTACACGATTTCCACAGCACCGAGCTTACAGAAGTAAGTGGTCTTGTGGAAAATGGAATCGTACTGTACCGGGGTGCGGTTCAGCAGGGTCATCGGGAAGCGAACGCGATCCCGTTCCTGCTTGTAAACTACAGCTCGGTCAACAGTACCGGCTACGCCCAGCGTACCGCCTGCACCTGCACCGACGAGCCACTTGACCGGCTTGATGTCCAGTTCCTTACCTTCAGAACGGGTAAAGAGGTTGTTCTCAAGGATGTACTTGAGGATGGACACGTTACCAGCGTTCGAGACTTTCTGGGTAGCGATGTAACCGTACTGAGCCGGCGGAAGCAGGATCTTGTCAGAGATGACAGCCCAACCTGAAGCAGTCCAAGTGCTAACGAGCATTTCGTTAACATCAGCGAGGATTTCGTCAGGAGTCTTCTTGGTCCACTGAGAGAAACCGCTGATACCGTCTGGGAGGCTGGTCTGCGTACCGTACTGGGCTACCAGCGGGTTGTTGACCAGACCATACAGACCAAGGCTAGTATCACCGATATAAACCTGTTCGTCGATGTCCATCTGATGCTTCAGCTGGAGAGCTTCAAACTTCTGCTGGTCGATCGGACGGCCGAGCTTTGCAGCTGATTCCAATTCGAAGAGGGTGTAAGCCAGCTCATTACCCCAAGGAGTAAGCGGGTTTGCAATCTTCGCGATGTCGATAGAAGTGCCGGGAACCTGATTTGATTTACGGCCGATCCATGACTTACCGTTACCCACAGCCTGACCGTCTCCGAGGCCACCGGCTGAAGCAAAGCTTGAAACGGTGAAGCTGGAAACGTCGTCAGCAATGGTCACATCGTCACGGAGGTCGATATCTCGGCCCCAAGTGACAGCCGCAAGCGGCTTGTGAAGGGTAAGATCCAAACGCTCCAGTTCACCGACGAGGAATGCACCAGTTGAGTCAACGGTGCGACCATCGTGGGTCTGGAAATTGGTGCCGAGCAGTCGGCCCCGTTCGGTGCCGGCCTGATCGATAACCTGCTTGCCAGCGGCATCGAAGGTCATCATATCACGAGTCTTCATTCTTTTCATCTGTTGATTACCTCTTAGATGTTGAACGCAATTTCAGCGTAGCCGTTGGCGTCAGCGCTGCTGTTCCAGTAAGCGTTGAGCACTTCGATTGTGTTGCCAGCACTAGCCTGTGCTTCAAAGCCACCCTGTACATGAGAACCCGTTGAGGCTTCATACCATACGTAAACTGGGTTGCCCTTCAGCGGGGTCTGACCTGTGGGAACGGCGACGATCATAAAGCCGCGGCACATAACGTCCACTTCGCCGGAGACCGGAAGACCAGAAGCACCGATGCCAACAGCACCGAAGTTCTGATTGGTCTGAGCCTGCTGGAACGGGTACGGACGAACCGTAATACCGTAAAGTGAGATGTTAGCGTCATCCGTGGCGATGATCTTACGGATAGCGTGTGAGGTTGCATCGATAACCACAGCCTGACCGAAAGCGGTCGGAGGATTCGTGGTATCCATCAGTGAAGGAAGAATGTCTACCGGATGGGTACGGTTGACATCACCGGGATAGCCAGCACCCATGCGGTACTTGAAGGCTACGTCCTTGAACTTTGCTCTTTTCATGTGTTTCACCTTATTTCTTGGAAGAGTAAGACTGCTTGTTAAGCTCATTCAGCTCCGCAAGAGTCATGACCGGCTTTTTGGCCGGACGACCCATGTCAGGAATTGAATCCCGAACCTGACCGCTTGCGTTACTGTTACGCTTAACAGCCGCCGCAGAACGGAACAGGACTCGAGCTGCATCACAAGTCATCCGACTGGTATCAAGAACCTTGCCATTCATAAGGTCTTCGATAATTGGACGAGTTGCGGCGGTACCGTAAGCCATATCCAGAGCCTGCTTGCGCAGTTTGCAGATACGCTTTGCGGTAACCACGGGAGCTGCAGCCGAATCAAAAGTAGGAATGCGAATGCCCGGAGAAAGAATCTCAGCCAGTGCAATCGTATCCTTAAAGCTATCCTTCAGGTAGCGTGAATCGCGAGCCTTGGTGACTTCTTCCTCTGAAACACCTTCAGGGGCTTCATCCTTGAGGAATTCTTCAAGCTTCTCGCCTTCTTCACCTTCTTCGTCAAGAGTCTCAGCCGCAGGCGGGGTATCCCCAGCAAGCTTAGCTTCGAGAGCTTCAAGACGCGAACGGAATTCATCATGGTCAGAATCATTGCGTGCGATAAATTCATTGATGTCGTCGTCGGAGAAACCAGTGCGGCCACCGAAATCGTCGTCATCCTGTGAACCAGCGTGGATGTGGATATGAGAGCCGCCAAGCTCTTCGTCCAGCATACCAACTCGTTCTTCTTCGGTCAGCGCTTCATCCTGAGCCATCTCTTCAGCGATTTCGCTGATTTCTTCGGCATCCTTTGCCTTATGAGCCCGGAACAGATAGTCATAGAATCTGCCCAGACCCTTCGTCTTCTTACTTTTCGCCATTGGTGTAGCCTCTAAGTTAGGTTTCTGGTCTTTGATTGCACATCTTGAACCACAGCGCCCTTGTTCCACAAGAGCAATATGGTTGATGATGATATTAGACTGCTTCCCCATACCATCCCCAGTAATTTCGTAATCTGCATCGTATCCGAGGCTGATTTCTCTCTTACCACTCTGGACGGCCTCAATACCTTCCGTCGTGGTTATCATTAAGTCCATCAAAAGAAGATCATCCATAGCTCCTTCACCGCGCCGGACATTCAGGGCTACACCGTGGGCTTCACCTTTCCAATTCGCGGGAGTGACGTCTTCTTCGGGATGGTCATTTGTGACAGGTTTACCAATTGCGCTAGCAATAGTAGCCTGAGAGAAAACGTCTTCCTCATTACGGAAGATTTTGACAATACCGTCTGGACCCGGCTCGATAGGCGTTTCTTCAGGCCCGTAGATCATCATGCCGGTTCTGGCCACAGGTACATCCCGACACAGCAAAAAGCCTTCGGGGGTGAGTTCCTGATTCGGCCCGATTTTCTCGACAGTATAGATACTAGCCCTAATCATACTTATCGTTCCAGAATTCACGTGAAAACAAAATAAACAATCAACACGGTAAATTTAAATCCAAGAGCAACTATCAGTCACTTGATTTTTTAAATTTTCGCTAATTGGAAATGCATACCATCTGGACGCTTCCAATTACCGCCCCATTCAAATCCCGCGTCAGTAAAACACTTAACGAATTTTGCTGACAAAACGGGAGGTTTACCCAGTCGGTTCCAAGTGGCATTGAGATCGATTGCAATGCCCCAAGAATGAAGACTGGGGGATGGGATAATAGTTCCACGAATGTTGCGAATGTTGAAACATCCATCCCAAGTCTTTAGTTCGTGAACACATCCGGTTGAAATCAGATTCTTAAATGCGGCTTCTAATGGGCCGGGCATTAGTTTGTTACAGTAAATACGTTTTGGGATTACCCCAATTTCGAGATTTTCCGGTACATCCCACATCACCATGAACTTGCGTTCATTTTCCTTTGGGTTTCCCCACTTAGCAAAACAGTCTTTTGAAGTAGTCATCTAAACCATCCTTTATCAAAAGCCATGGTGATGATTGAAGCCAGCGCTCCCACTGTAAAAGTGACTCCGGCTATAAAACCTCTTTGCTTTGTCTGATTTTCCAATATCAAATCAACCTTGTCAGCTACTTGTCCCATATGCTCTACTCTTTCTTCGAGCCGGGCGAGGCGGCATGGTACGTCTGGCATTGCTTTAACCCTTTTTGATTCCAGCGTCTTTGTTCGAGGCTGTTTGAATGAGCTGGCCCAATGTGACGCCAAGAATAGCAGCCCCATTAGCAAGAGTCTGAACATCGGTTGCTCCAATACCAAGACTAATTCCCTGACTCTCCAGAATCGAAATAACTAGAGCCGCTAACGGACCGAGAATCGAAAGAGCTGAAGCTCGTGAGCTCCAAGTCGAGGCATTTGATAGTTGTTTGCCGTATTCGAGGGCTTTTGCAAAAGAAGTGACTGCTTCGAAAATGTTCATAGTGTTCTCCGGTTAAAGTTCTTCCTCGAGGATAGGTTCTGGATAACACCGGCAATTTGGGAACATCCCCGCGTGGTACCGATAACCCGGATCAACCTCTGGAGGATCATCCCAAGCAATTATCCTACCGTTAAATTTCTTATGGCTCGCCCTTACATCCCCGTCTCCTGAGGTTCTCCAGTAATAATGCGTTGCACCCACGTGTTTTGAGCGCGCCATGGTAAGACCTGAAGCCGTTCGAGCCACTTCTGTGCGGGCGATTAGCTGGGCACGACTTTTAGTAACAGAACCTGTTTCGAGGATTTTTGCCGCTATGCTTGAAGCCCTTTCCCCGGTGGTTATCCCTTCAAGCGTCATTTTATGGACCCGTTCAGCCGCTTCAATAGGGAGGCTCTTTATCAAGACTACCTGTTCGGCCATAAATGACCGAAGCGTTTCTCCAACTGGGGCATCTTGAAGTTCTTTGCGGAGGGATCGATTGATTTGTTTACCTAGACGGGTCCAGTTGTTCTCGTCGATGGATTCAACTCGTTTGACCATTTTCTCAGCAGCGCTTTCAGCCCACGGAGTAATGGTTTCACCGTATTGCCTAAGCATGGCTTGAAGTCGGGCTTGCGCTCGCTCCAATTCGTATTGAGTCATTTTAATGTTGACCATACCTTTAACCATGTGGTCAATCTGGTTGGTCAGCTTGCGGATGTTTCGAAGATAATCCCGTTCGACCCGGGAGGCTACCGCATACCGTTCTCTTGCCTGACGTTTGAGCTGTCTTTCGTTCACAGCTTGTCCGCAAGACCTTTAAGCCTATCGGCAAATCCCGGATACATTTCATATGGGAGCTCGTCTGGCTTTACCCACAAATGATCGTAATGCTCGTCGCTGAGCTGGGGCTCGAATGGCAATACACCCTTGACCAAGAACAACGTAAACCCATCTTTTGTATCAAGATACTCAATAGGTGCCTTTGGATCGAGGGTGTATCCGGTTTCTTCACTAAATTCACGGCGAGCACCAGCACGTAAGTCTTCGCCGGCTTCGACCCAACCACCGGGACAAGACCAAGTGAACGGACCGGTGGAGGCTAGAGCGGAACGGCGGAGGAGGAGAAGGTAACCGTCTTTATCCACATAAAGGATTCCAGCCGCTTGCTGTGCACTATCCCTAGCCGGGCCTTTGAACTCAATCATATCTTCCGGTTCATGACCAAGCGGTTCTTCAGGAAGTGGCGGTTCTTCATTCTCGGCGTCGGTAATGAGTTCATCAGTTACATTGCTGAAAATACCAGTTACGCGGGATTGTTGTTTTAGTTCTTTGAGTGCGGTGCCTCTGTCGATAAGCCCGGATTCCTCGACACTACTTACTGTGCGCGCCGTGGTCTCTGCAATGGATGCTTTCTCCGTCTCGCTTAACTGCCACAAGCTGTTAAATTCGATGCGGAAGCCTTCGGGAAGTTCGACGCCTTCAGAGGCTGCTATAGCGCGGTAGACCTTGGTCATTGAAGAACGTAGGTCTTTTTCTTGTTGCTGTTTGATTGTATCGTAATAATTCCGGAGATCCGTTTCTCCGGTACTAAACCCAGACGGGGACTGGCCGAACAGACGCACTAGCGGGATCTGCAAAGAGCCGGACAATTGCTGGGCAAACTGGGTAAGTGCTTCAGACAAGCCACCGAATGCAGCGTGGGTATCGGCGCTGACCTCATCCTCGGCATCAAGCAAAGTCATGCCTTCGATACCTTGAAACCTACGCATCATTTCGACATACTTTGTAAGACCGTTTAGGGCATCTCCGCCCGCAGCCACCACCTGTCGAAGATTCTTGATTTTGTAATTGCGGATGTAGGACTTATAGACTAATTGGGCGGCACCTGTGGTCGCGGAGTCGAATGCAATCATCCTATCGTAAAGGCGTTCGAGAACACTGAGCCCCCACAGGTTCTCCATAACGCGTTGCCAATAGGGAAGGCGGATACCTTCTAAACGAATGCAACGACTATAATGAATCTTTTGATTCATTAGCGCAGGTGCCATAGCGGTGACCCTGTAGTACTTCGGGTTACCCATGTTTGGTCCCATTTCCTGTACAAGGTCATAAAGAGTCGGCTCTACCATCCAACGATCCAGTGGTAGAATGCCTTTGAATTGATCTTTGCGAATGGTGTTGAGGCGAAGCGGGGTCGAAAGGTCTTGCCCCTCAACCAACAAAACTCCCAAAGCTCCACCATAAAGGCGAGCCCATTTAATTGTCTCGTTGACGGACTTCCAGATCCCTAGTGTCACAGCGGCTTCTTCTATTGCCAGCACTTGGCCGGGCTCCATCTCCCCGGTCAGTGATACCCCGGCTCTGGTCATATCGTCAGCTACAACGTCGACGGCGACGCCGCCAAGCCAACTGCCCCGGTGAATCCATTCCAGCAAGACACGAATGCGGGTGACAGGATTAAATCCGTAGGTACTGGATGACATTGCGTTGTCACTACCAATACCGAGATTGTGGGCAAAGTTGACAAAGCTATCCAACGTTTTATCGTTGGATACTTCGGGGACGTCTTCCCCAGTGATTGCTTGAGAGATTTTCTTAGCGGCGGCATCGGCAACTTCTGCCCGGATACGCTGGTCTTCCTCAAGCTGCTTGTCGACTACGCTTTGAATACCGACTCGTTTATTTCTTCGTGACATAGAACCCTCGAGAGTGTGCGGTAATTATCCGGGCCATAACCAATCTTTTTCAACTACGCCCTAAACGCTGCCAAGTCATTAGACTGTCTTGCGCCAATTCGTTAAAAGCATCAGCTGATGCATCCACTTGGTCATCATGTGCTGTGCTGGGGAAAGCCTCAAGCTCGTCGAAGTAAGCTTCGTTCCAAGCCCCTCTAACCACATCTACATTACCGTGCTGCCATTGAGCCGCGAAGGGTTCGGCCCGAGTTACTTTGTCTCCGGTTACCCGATTTGTACGGACGGCAAAGCCAGCGAGGTCTTGAACATAACTTTCGACTTGGTCTTTACCGGCTTGTCCGGGATCTTGCGCCAGTCCGACAAGACAAGAGTAACCGTCAATGAGAGCGGTGTTTTTGACGAGCTCCCTAATCTTACCGGATCTCTCTCGGGCACGAATAACGTGGAGAACCACGTAGCGCCCATTCTTGCGAAGCCCGATTTTCACCCCTGCAGTCCAATCTGGATTTGGCGAAGTATCGGAGACTTCAGTTGCAGCCAAATCCCAGTATCGGATAAAGCCTGTAATATCGCTCGGCGCTTCTTCGAGCATGGTGATTTCAGTTCGTTTGAAATACATCCCGGCGACTGGTCTGATTTTCCAGTTACCCCCGAGAAGGCGCTCTCTTTCGACGCGACTTAACGCCAACAGATTAGCCCGGTAGCCCGGGTCATTACGCATTAAGATTTGGTTGTCTTCAAGTCGGGCGGGAATGAAAGTAAAAGATTTCGGTTCAACTTCCTTTCCGTATTCAGCTATAAGCTGTTTGCGGCTGTCTCCCCAGACAATGGTATCCTGAAGCCGGATAAACCAGCGGACTACACCTGACCGCTCTGGAATCGGATAACCAGTCTTTTCGTCAATCCACCAGCTAATAAACTCAGCTACCCAACTGTCCGCATCAGGGTTTGTGGTAGCCCTGACATAAGGCCGCACCCCGCAAAGAGAACGGTTACGGGAGAGCATGTAGAAAAACTGGTTCTTCGAAAAGTGGGTCAGCTCATCGAACATAATAAGCGGGACCTGAGCTCCCTGCCAATCAAGAACCGTATTTTCATTCTCAAGGTGGGCCATTTTGACCTTGCCACCATCTTTCCAACGCCATTCTAGCTGATGGCTTACCGCCCGAGCCCCGGAGAAAGGAAACAGCTTAAAAGCCTCATCCCATAAGCCGCCCGGGTTTCTAACCTGCGTTGAATTCCGTCGAAAAATGACGGCTGAGAATTCTGGATTTGACGGAGTATGCCTAAGGCACTCCATGAGGATAGCGAAGCTTTTACCGCCCCCGGCCGCTCCACCAAACAAGACGATGTCGGCAGAGCTACCTAAGAATTGTTCTTGAGGACCGGGCTGAGGGCGGAATTCATTCTTCGCTAGTCGTTTCTTCTTCGGTTTGGTCTCTTCCATTGTGGGGGATATAGAATTGAACAAATGATTCTTTCTCACCAGACGGATCTGTGAGGGCTGTTTTTGTGGGCATGTCTAAGCCCAGCAGGCGAGCTCGGCGCTCGGATACTTTGACCACACGGTCAATGGCTTGGAGCAAGGGGCCTTGATCTCGAAGTCGGACGGTCTTTGGCTTTCCGGTTTCTTCGTCAATGATGATTCTGCCTTCGGCATCTTCGATTACGTCCCGGACAACTGCCCCGGAATTAACCATGGGATGAAAGGCTTCAAGCACTTCCATGGCTTTGCGATGGAGGTGGTCGAGTCGGGCTAATTCGATTTTGCGATGCGTCTCGACATCATCGACGATGATAGCCTTGAGCGCCTGCTTATACATTTTGCGGACGTAGGTCTCGCTATATCCAAGATCCCGGGCAATCTGGTTAAGGTTCGGATTGTCCCGGTACATCTCGAGGATTTGACGTTGGACCAGTTTACCGGCTTCTGTGGGCCGGCAGTCTTTACGGGAGCGGGGTAGCTGCGACATATGCGTGCGATAATTTGTTTCGATGGCTGGATATTACCGCACGCCAATAGTCTTTACCAGAGCTCTTCAAACCTCTTGGCTCGAATAAGGGAAGCTCGTCTCCGGCGTTCTTTGCGGTTAAGCTGACAATCCATAATCGTCGGATTGCCGAACCGGTCTCGGATCGGAAACTTCCTCGGCAGTGTTTTTGGTGGCTTGTTCTTCATGGGTATCCTCGGCAATCATTTGTTTCCAACGCATGAGCGTTGCTATGGTTTCATCAATATCTTGCTCCAGTGATTTAACAGAACGCCCGGCCCGAAGCAGTTTTTTGATTGCGTGCTGTTGAGCCGGGTCTGTAATCTGGTAAATCCTAAAAATGCGGTAGGGATCAATTCGAATCCCTTTGTAATCGAAGCTATAGTGGTTTCTTGAGGCCATCAATGTTCTCCTATCCCGTGAAATCCTTCGGCGGCTCGAATGCCGTGTTGAAACCCAGAAATGAAATCCGAACTATCCCCATCTTTAATGCCCGCCATCATTACTTCATCCGTCATCGGCTTCCTTGCTGGCTCGGGTCTGGGTGGGTGAAGGTAGAGAGGGGCTATTGGCGCAAGACTATCGTGGTATTCTTCGTGCCTTTTTCTGTCCATACTGACCCATTGGCGGTAAGACCCGTCCTGCATTTCGGATTCAATGATCCACGCCACAGGCTCCGCTTCTGGCTTTGGTCTGATGTATTTGCAATAAGATGTTCCGCCCTCATCACCCCACGGCCCGCCTTCGGTGCATTGACCTGCTGCTAGCGCAAAGTTTTCTTTTCGATAGTCTTCAATCGTCTCTTTCAACGTGCAAATGAGATCGGTAGTCGAGCCTTCTCTGGCTTGCCGCTCATCAAGCTCTTTGATATGAGCCTCGAGCGATTCAATGATTTCTTGGCGTCTTGCCCAGTTACCTCGGTTAATAAGGAACAAGTAAATATCTTTCAGTAATTTTTCAGTATCAGTCATTTGTTCCTCCTTGAAAACGGTGAGCGCAAGTGTAGGATGCTAGCCCTGTTTTTCAGTGATGATGGTGTTCGGCTTGGAAAGGCGTCTCGAACGGCTTTCATTCCACCGTTTCGATAGGCTTCTTTAAATACATCATCTTCTGGCTGAGTCCAGCGCCGGTAGGTATTTGGACCCCGCTTAACAAACATCATTCTTCCTCCAACACTTTCAGAGCGGCTCGGGCCTTAATGGCGGACTCCCATCCCATGCTTTCGCCGCCTTTAATCATGTCTTCCAACCCCTCGACCAAATCACCCACTAGGTCTGCGCGGACATAATCAACATCGTCATCAGATTGTTTTTGAACATCATCCCAGTCCATGTGCCGGGATAACCAAATTCGTTTTGGTGCTTTCATTTTTCCTCCAGCTTGTTAGTGTGGTAAATGATTGTACATTCAACTTGTTTAGCCTGAGTACTCTTTTCTTGATGCCACAATTCCCCCATCTGGTTAAATCCCCAGATGAAGAAGACTGCGAAGCCTATCCACATGATAGCAAGGATCGCGCCGATTACAATATCACCGAGCGTTTGCATTAGAAATCTCCGGGAGCCACTTGAAGGCAGGTCAGGCCAAGACCCCGCCACATATCTACCACGCGCTTTCGATCTTCAAAAACACAAAAGATCCGGTCCTTGTTGATGTAGCCCTCGTTGACCCATTTCAGCTTGAGAGCATCATCCGGGGTGTGATCCCCATCCTTACGCATAAACAATTCGAAGTCCTGACCAATAGGAGCCCAAGCGTTCAGCCATTCCATCGTCTCATCTAAAACAGCATCGCTACGGCCGGTCATAATGACAATGCGATACTCCCCAGCAGCCATCTCCTGCAGAATACCTATGATGGTGTTAATTGGCTTATCGTGTACGCAGGCCTTAAAGAATGCATCCCAATCTTTGTCCGGGCCTTCGATGTAATGGAGCCTGTGTGAGATGTCCGCCAGAGTCCCGTCCAAGTCAAAAATGACTGTGTCTTTCATTTTAGTTTGTCCTCAAATTCCTGCAATTTCTCGATGAGCTCTTTAGACGAAAGCATCTCGCTTTCGAAAACTGTTTTCCAGAGCCTGTTTAGCTGGGCTAGTACGAAATCCTCGCGGACGTAAGCTGAATGCCCGAATGGTGTGGCTACTTGAATCCGGTGGGGTACGCCGCTCATTCGTCACCCCGTTGAATTTTGATTTCCGGTGGGCGGCTGGGGTATTTGATGTAGTGACCACACTCCGTAGCATTCGTGGCGCGAGGCATGGCATCCCAATCAAAGAACGGAGTCCGGTAACCCGTATCTGCCCGGGCGATATAACGCAGACAAGATTCCCGGTCGACACAGGCTTCGTTGGCGCACCGGCAACAGTCCCAAGGCATGTAGACGTAGCCGCTCATATATCCTCCACGAAAGTCGGTACGTCACGCCATACCGATTTGTCTCCGCTGACCCAGCGCTGTTGAAGGATCTGAACATCAATCCGTTTTGAACCTTCAGTTCCTTTAACCGGATCGTATCGATGAGAGTTGCGCCACAACAATTCCATAGTGGGCTCCCAGACTTCCGGTTCCGCCTCAAACATGAACAAGTCATATGAGGTCTTCGTTCCATCTGGACGAAACACCCCGTTGAAATCCCACCGGTAAACGTTGTTTTCAATAACACCATAAAGCGGCTCTTTTCCGGTTAATTCAAACAATTTCAACTGGGTCACTTCTCTACCATCCCGGGTCACCACCGGGGCGCCGGCTAATGCGGCTTCTAGGTCAAACGGTTTCATTGCTTACCTCCAGGAGTAGTAGCGGATGTGGTCGTGAGTAAAATACTTGACAAAGCCCATACGGACCAAGACTTCAAGTTCTTTCCGAACAGTCTTGTAGACCGTCTCCTGAAAAGACTTCTTCATCACTTCGTCTACGGTGAACGATTGGTTTGGATGGGAATGCAAAAAATGAGCAATAGACTCGAACGTTTTCTTAGCCATAGTTTTCCTCGCAATAGCGAACTACGTTAACGCCACCCTCACTAAGAATGAGGACGGCCCATCTGTGATCCCTAAGCCAGTAATCATTGACTTCAATCTCTTTCATGTTCGGAGCAAATACTTGTTTGATCCCGGCTTGAACAATTAGTTTAGAACACTCAGAACACGGAAATCTAGCTGTTAAAATGAGATTTGAACCAAAAAGTTTGATCCCTTTTCGGGCCGCTTGTGCCACGACATTAGCCTCAGCGTGGCTGATCAATTTAAGCTTTACATCTCGGTCTCGGTATCGAGAGACATCGTCATCAAGGCCTCGCGGAAAGCCGTTGTAGCCTCCCGCAAGAATGGTGCCATCGTCTGCCACTGCCAATGCCCCGACTTGGACGCTGGGGTCTTTCGATAGTCTGGCTATCTCTCTGGTTACCCCGACAAACTTGAGCGGGTTCACAGCCCGGAGCTCCCGAAGCCATCTCCCCGAGAGGTCACATCCAAGTCGTCGACATAAGTCCATTTAACATATTCATGCTTAACAATCATCAACTGAGCTATGCGCATGCCCGGTATTACTTCAAACTGCTCTTTCCCGAAGTTGGCCAGAATAACTCCGATGTCCCCAGTGTATTCAGGATCGATGAGCCCCGGCGCATTCAAAACAGTGATACCATACGTTGCTGCAAGCCCACTTCTGGGGATAACCAAGCCCGCGTGTCCATCCGGTAGGGCGATTTTTAAGCCGGTGAGGATGATAGCCCTCTCCATCGGTAAAATAATGTGACACCCCTTTGACACGAGGTCGAATGCGGCATCGTAGCGGTGAGCCTTGGCCGGCTCTGGGCCGTTATACGCGATTTCCATGTTTGTCTCCTTAGTTTAGATATCCAGACTCGGTTGAATTTAAACCCTGCTGCAACTCAGGGCATCTGTCAAAATGCAAGTTGAGAAGCTTAACCCCGACACTGAAAGGCGGTTCGGTGAGATGACGTTTTTTAAGCTCGTTGAGAGTATGCGCTGGAACCATGGTGTAGTTGGCCACATCACGGATGCCCATGTTCCGTTCGGCCAAGTTCTCCAGCAGGCGCCGCCAGTCAATTTCAATGTTCAGGTAATGGGTTGGGGTCATCGTTTTTCTCCGTTTCGCATTCTTTTGGATTAGTCGCCGTTATCTCATGGCGTTTGATTTGTTCGCAGCGGCTTGGGGTTTCAAGAGCGGGTCTTGTGTAAATGCCGGCATTGGCGTCGTGATACACCTGAAGCCCGGCTCCCGCTATTAACGACAGAATTTCAATCACCATCTTCAATCATCCTCAGTAGCTGAAATTTCAGAGTCTCTAAAACACCCACAGCGGTGACGATAGTCACCATCCCATCGAAAGAGTTGAGGACCTCCCGCAACCGGTCAAGCATTTCGTTCGCATCATCAATAGATTCGCCCAATAGCTCATCTTTCTGTCGTTCTTTCAAACGCTCTTCAAAAGTGGTCATGGTCATCCTCATCTACATCGTAACCAATGATTGCAATACAAAATTCAATGAAACATCCGCACAAGATTAACCCCAACAAGATTGCAACAACATCAAGCCAACTCATACCGGGGTCCTCACGGAATCAATCAAAACTCTTGTAATGCATTCGGCGACGTCTCGGCTCCGCTTTGCTTTTTCGTCATCTCCAACCAACAGATGCGCCTCCCCGTAAGACACAAACAGTTTGCGTAACTCGTGCAATGCGTCGAACATCACCGGGGCGTGATTCATCATCTGCTTCTCTAAAGCCCCAGCCGGAATGCCCGGCTTAACCATCAACTGACTTTTCCCGTCCATGCCGGTGGCCCAATGCATCTGCCACGGTTTCGTCTTGTTTAAAAAATTACTCATCGTCTTATCTCCTCCTCAAAATTAGATTATACAAATTCAGCATTCTTTGAGTCTAGCTCCCAGATGATTCGTCTCTCGAAATAGCATAGGAAATCCTCGAGCGTGATGTCCACCGGAGCGCGCACCCTTCCCCCGACTCCATTCGGTCCAATCATCAAACTACCGACCAGCATAACACGCCATTTCACTCTACTCTGCTTATACATCAAAACAGGCACTCTAGTCTCCCCAGCCTGCTTCAACGTCTGAGTCCACCACGCATTGATATGCAACGTCTCCTGAAACTTAATCTCAAGGGCCAACCAATCCAATCCCACAATATCATGTCCGCCTTTCATCGTCTGCATCAGGTTCCTCTCCAGCTTAGGCACCTCCAGCCCTCTCTCCTCATACACCTTGGTAACCACAGGCTGAAGCACACTAATCGCCAACCGTTCTCCCCGTTGACCCTTGTCTCGTCCGAACTTACTCATTTGTTCTCCGTTTAAAGCACTTAATCCCATCATAAATCCCCACAAGCCCCGGTTCTTATAGGAATTCTATATATAGTTTAAAGTTTAATAAGTTTAATAAATATATAAATACCTATTATTATGACTCTATTTGTTCTACTTTTCTGCCTTAAAGCATTAAACCCTTAAACTTTCGCTAACCGCTTGAAATTAAAAAAGAAATTCAGTTTATTGACCATTAAGCTTTATTAAACGTGTTTTATACAAAATTCGTTCCGAGTGCGTACGCAACCCCACCAAATGAGTGATTCTTAATCATATCACTCTTAGAAAACTCGATTAACTCACCTGTTGCAACCGCCGAATCTAACGCTCTCTTGAGTGCAGCGGTGGCCCCCAGTCTATCCTGTCTGTATGAAGCAAGACTGGCTGTGGCCTGCAACAAATAGGCGTACGGGATGATTCCCTTTTTCTGAAGAATCTTGAATCTTTCCCGGGCTGTCTTGGATGGGTTGTGCAAATAGTTCTTGATAGCTCGCATCAAATCTGAAGTTTGTTTATCGTCTCCATACCCCACCTGACCATCAGCAAAGCGCCCGGCAAGAGTGGTGATTTCTTCTTCCACGAATCGAATCGCCCAGACAGCTGTGTGGCCATCAATGACGGGGTTGTAGGGGTTCAAACCGACCGCAATCACCGCGGCTATCTTCAGCGCTTTCAAATGGCCGCGATTCCACAATTGGATAACAGTCTCTTGACTGGATTCATTAATAACCAAATCCACGTAGCGATCGAAGCTATTCAAGGCCTCGAGGGCTTCTTGAGAGTAGGTGACTGGGGTGCTTAGATTGGAGGTCAGAGCGGTGACAGCGGCCGCGGTTAAGTCAGCCAATTTCTGCACTAGCCCTTCGGTGGGCGGGTGGCCGAAACGAGGATTTTTTGCAGGCCTTTTGGCGCCGCGATACTCCACAATGGAGAACCGGGGCAGAAGACCGCTGGCAATGTGACTGGCGTCTAATCCTTCAAAAAAGCTGTCCGGAGTGGAATCCCCAATCATGGTGAAGCAGGGGGACCGAATGGTTTTGGTGTTCTTTGTCTTATCACTATAAGCCATCGGGTGGAGGTATTGGTCTGGCCCGGACTTACTCCAGGCATCCAGTAACACCTGCCTTTTTATAAGGTCGACGGGATTAGCCCGGGGATGACAGATAGCTTGCAAGGTCAATCCGAATTCGCCAAACAGACTAAGTACACAGGGATTGTCTTCCAACACTTTGATTAGCCCTTGCCCGGAGCCTAATTGACTGGGACCGCGAAACATAATGGCAGATGGGCATTTGTTGTAGACATGGGCAAAGAGCTTGTCGATACTGGAAGCCATAGCTTCTTTACCTGTTCCGGACCCGGCCAGTAAGACCAGATACAAATTCAAACCGGTTCCGCTAATGTTAAAGGCTCGGGCAGAGATCCCGGCGACCAGCCCCAGCGCCCCGACAATGGCCGCAGCCTTTGTGGGCCTGATAGAAGAGCTGTAAATGTATTCGGCCACTTCGCCAACTAGTCCTGCCGGGAACGTCAGGTCTTCGTCTTTGGCTATGGGCTCTTGTTTCATCTTCTCCATAACCTCTTTCGTTTTCTGTTCGATGGCTTGAAAGTCAATCGGCGGAACGTAATAAAACTTCCGTGCCTTGGGGATGGAGTGCTTGTAGATGTAGTTGTGGAGCGTCCGGCCGACTCGGTGGTTGCGTTTACCGCGGGGCGAGTTAAGGAAGAACCGGGCTACCTGCTCATCGCATTGGCTGTGGAAGCAGAGCATAGTAATCAAAGCAAAGTCGACGGTGGACTCATCGTTCCCGTAATCCGCTTTGTCCACAGTATTGTTCCAAAGCGCCAAGAACTTTTCAGCGTTCTCTGCCTGCGTTGCCCTTAACCAGACTTCTTCATCTGCAAGAGATTGTTCTTTTGATTCATATGCGGGAGGCGGAGCACCAACAGCTTGAATGATGGCATCCAAATGGGCTTGCCCGTCTCGGATGGGCTTTTCGATTTCGCAATCGCCGGTCAGGATGTAGTAGTGTTCCTTTCCGCTGATTTGAATATGGGTAGAGACAAGGGCTTGTGGGATTTGCCCAGTTACAATGATGTGTATTCCTCGACCTGAGCGGGAGATTTCCGTATAGCTGTCGAAAGCTACTTTCATCTCTTCGAACTGGGTTAATACTTCCGGTGCGGCCGGGCGTTCCGGTTTGTTGTCAAGGTCGATAATGACGAACGGGTCGTCTGCATCCAGCATAAACCCAATATGCATAGCATGGTCGATGGCGTAATGCGCCGCCTCCATGAAAGTGCATCCTGCCTTTGCTTTTGTTGGGTCGATGGGGTAGTTGGTTCCCATCCTAGGATCGTAGGGGCGTCCTTGGTCATCCGCCACAAGCCATTGGGATCTATCCCTTAGCTCTTGGGGAATCTTATGCCACTGATTCATGCAAACCTCAGAAATTGAGTTTGGTGCCGGTCAAGTGTTCGTATAGATATTGAATCCGGTTAACTGATGGGCTTTTGGTTTTGCCGGAAGCCACGGTCTTGAGCCAGTAATAAGGAATCCCCGTGTCTCTATAAATATGGAGTAGGTTCTGCCCTTTAAGCAGTTCCAAAGTCTTGACCAGCAAGGTGCTCTGCTCGTCGAAATCATCGTTTTTACTAGACACAAAAGTCTCCTGTTTAAGTGGAGGGATATTATAGGAAGTAAAAATTTAACTTATCAACAATAGCATCTAAATAATATGTGGCCGAAAGCTCTTTTCCTTTATAATGGCTTTCCACCTTTATAGGAGCCCCACATGATAGATCAAGAGAAGTTGAAGCGCTGGGCTGAGCTCCAGCAAAAGATCATCGCCTTTAAACCAGTCATCGATGAAGAGATGGCCCTGCGCAAAGAATTGGCCGGTGCATTGACAGGAGGTCGCAAAGGAACTTTCTATGAAGACTTGGCCGGGGGCTATCGCCTCAAGGGCGTTGGCAAAGTCGAATACAAATTGGAGAAGGAAAAGATCGAGGCCGTTACAAAGGCTTTGGCCGAAAAGAATGTCTCCATTGATTTGTTTGTTTCTAGTGAGCCCAAGCTGAATTCCAAAGCGGTAACGGAGGTAGAAAAGCTTAACCCGGAAGTCTTTGCTATCCTAGCAGACATGCTGGTCAGTAAGCCGGGCACCCCGACTTTGGAGATCGTTCCACCGAAACCTGAAGAAGTGGCTATGCCTAAGGGACCGGAGAATCTATGAGCATTCTCGCTTCTGTAAATTCTACTGTTATGACTCCGGGTATGCGCGGCATCATTGCGGGTGTCGAAAAGATCGGTAAGACCACTTTTGTCTGTTCAGCTCCCCGTCTTTTGTTAGTTCCTTTGGAGCAGGGCGTTGGCCATTTAAAAGTTCAAAAGACCCCCACTCTGGAAAGCCTGCCCCATGTGTTCCAGTTGTTAGGTGAAATCGAAGCCCAAGCGCAAGCCGGGCAATTTCCCTATAAGACAGTCGCATTTGATTCGGCGACTGCTTTGGAACGCCTGATACATGACGCTGTACTTAGGACTGATCCTACTTACGCCAAAGGTAATGCCCGAGCTTTGACGATGGAAGCCGCTTTAGGGGGCTACGGTAAGGCTTACCAGTATGCCAACGAACTTTTCCACAATTTCCTGACCCATTGCGACACACTGGCATTCAAGTATGGGATCAACATTTTGTTGACTTGTCATGTGTTCGCCGCTAAAGTTGTGGACCCGACCGCGGGTGAGTATGACACGTGGGACTTGCTACTGCATTCCCCGAAGAATCAAAAGGCTTACGGGAAGCGTGAGATGATTACCCAGTGGGCTGATTTGGTTGGATTCTTGCACGAACCTATTTTTGTTTCCGAGGGCAAGACCCTTAACAAAGCGGTGAGTGCGAATAAGGGCCGGGTCATGGGCGTATCTCGAACTCCGGGATATGTCGCCGGCAATCGTTACGGGCTCACCAATGAGCTTGGTATTCCCCAGACCGGGGGCTGGAACTATTTGGCGGACGCTATTTATCAGTCCTGTCAATTAGACTTTTACAATCGTGATTAAGGAGAAATCCAAATGGTAGCTGTTAACTTTGATGCTAGTACCGTTGCCCCCGCTTCGGCCCCAGAGGCCATCCCCGCGGGCTGGTACAAAGCGATGATTACCAAGTCGGAAATGAAACCGACTTCTAATGGACAGGGAGCTTACCTTGAAATCGTTCTTCAGATTCTTGAGGGCCAGTATGCAGGCGTTAGTCTTACTGATCGCCTCAATCTTCAAAACCAGAATCAAACGGCAGTAGAAATTGCGTACCGGACGTTGTCTGCTATCTGCCATGCCACCGGTGTTATCCAGATTCAGGATACCGGGGCTCTCCACAATCGTCCGCTGGAAATGAAGGTCAAGGTTCGTGCAGCGGGCAAGGGCGCAGATGGTCGAGACTACGAAGCTTCAAACGAAATCTCAGGTTACCGGGCCATCACTGTTGGAACGGTTCCCGTAACTGCTCACGCGGCCGCTCCGTTTACTCCTCCCCCAGCGGCTCCCGCTCAACAGGCTTGGCAACCACCGGCACCGCCCGCTGAAGCCCCAGCACAACAGGCTCCTGCTCAACAGGCGTGGCAGCCTCCTGCGCAACAGGCCCCAGCAGAACAACCACAAGCTTGGCAAGCACCGGCTCAGCCGGCCCCAGCGCAACAACCTCCGGTTCAACAGGCACCTGCCCAGCAAGCTCCGGCCGCTGGCGGAGAAGTTCCACCGTGGATGCGTACGGCTGAATAACAGCGTTCCCTACCTTAATAACCCCTCTCCGGAGGGGTTCTTTTTCTAAAGATTATGCGACTAGCTACAAAAACCTTAAATGCAATCGAAACACAGCTTGAAGCAGATCAAGGTGCACGATTCCGTGGGCTCTTACGTAAGTATATGGAGCAGGCAGGTGACCCTTTCGACGACTCAGAAGAAGCGTTCCGATCCCATCTTGGTGCATCGCTCATTGGCCGGGAGTGTTCTCGTGAGATATGGTACAGCTTTCGCTGGGCTAGCAAGAAACAGTTTTCTGGGCGAATGCTTCGCTTATTTAATCGCGGTCACTTGGAGGAACCACGGTTCTTGGCATTGCTGGAGATGATCGGATGTCAAATCCATAGCCAGAACGAAGACGGTACTCAATTTCGGATGAAAGGCTACAAGGGCCATTACAGTGGTTCCCTTGACGGTGTCGGCATAAATATCCCTGACTTAGACCCTGAAATCCCGGCGCTATTGGAGTTCAAAACACACAAAGACTCCTCATTCAAAAAACTTAAGGAGGAAGGCGTCCTCAAAAGCAAATGGGAACACTTTGTCCAAATGCAACAATACATGGGCTTCTACGGTTTGAACTGGGGGCTTTATGGTGCAACCAATAAAGACACCGACGAGCTTCATTTCGAGCTTGTGGCCAAGGACCCAGCGATTGAGCAACGCTACGGTAGCCGGGCTGAACTTATCATAGACTCAAAAACCCCTCCTCCGAAGATTAGCACTAACCAGACTTTCTTCAAATGTAAGATGTGCGATATGGTCAGTATTTGCCACAAAGGGACTCAAATGCTGGTCAACTGCCGGACCTGCGTTCATCTCGAACCTATCTTTGGTGGGCAATGGTATTGCTCAAAGCAGGCATCGAATCGTTCTAAAGAGGAGCAGGGAAAGCCCTGCGATGATTACCTAGCCATCAAAAACGTTTAATGATACTCAGGGATTACCAAGAGGCCGCAGTCGACAGCCTCTTTACCTATTTCGCCAAGAAGTCGGGCAATCCTATTATTGCCCTGCCCACCGGGACCGGGAAAAGCGTAGTCATAGCAAGCTTCATTCAGCGGGCTTGTTATCAGTATCCCGGTACGCGGATCATGAAGCTGACCCACAGCAAAGAGCTTATCGAACAGAATTACGAGCGGTTTTTGCAGCTCTGGCCTACTGCTCCGGCCGGAGTTTATTCGGCTGGGCTCAAACGGAAAGACACCGGAAACCCCATAGTGTTCGGCGGCATTAGAACGGTAGCCAACGCAGATCCCGAAATCTTCGGTCGCATAGACTTGTTGCTTATCGATGAATGTCATCTGCTTTCCCCAAAGAATACTACCCAGTATCAAAAAGTCATTGCAGGCCTAAAAGAGACCAATCCCTATTTAAAAGTTGTTGGGCTGACAGCGACCCCTTATCGAATGGGCACCGGGATGCTTACCGATCCCGGCCAGCTGTTTACTGACTTGGCCTTCGACCTGACAGACTTGGAGTCTTTTAACTGGCTATTGAATCAAGGCTACCTGAGTATGCTGGTCCCGAAGATGACTGCGCTCGAATTGGACGTTAGCGGAGTTCATTTATCCGGTGGTGAATTTAAGCAAAATGAATTGCAGGCGGCTGTCGACCAAGATGCTGTTACCCGGGCGGCTGTGGCCGAGATGGTGGAACATGGAGTCAACCGGAATCATTGGCTCATCTTCGCTTCAGGCATAGAGCACGCAGAACATGTCACCGACATCCTTTTGGAATATGGAATCCGGGCCACTTACGTTCACTCGAAGATTAGTACCGAGCTCCGGGATGCCCGAATAGATGGATTTAAGGCAGGTTACTACCAAGCCGTCGTAAACAACGGGATTTTAACCACGGGGTTCGACTTCCCGGGCATCGACCTTATCGGGGTACTTAGACCCACACATGCGGCTTCATTGTGGGTACAAATGCTGGGGCGTGGGACGCGTCCGGTTTATGCTCCGGGATTTGATTTATCCAGTCCGCAGGGGCGGCTGGATGCCATTAAGCAGGGGCCTAAACAAAATACGTTGGTCATGGATTTTGCCGGGAATTCTCGAAGACTTGGGCCGATCAACGATCCGATACTGCCCAAGAAAAAAGGGAAAGGCAAAGGGAAAGGCATGGCCCCAATTAAGGTGTGTCCGGCCTGTATGACATACAATCACGCCAGCGTCCGGTTCTGCACTAACTGCCTTGAGGAATTCCCAAAGGATGTCAAGATAGAACACGAGGCCGGGACTGCTGCGCTTATAGCTGATGCAGCCATCCGTGTTTCAGACTTGAAGGTAGACAGGGTCACCTATCGAATCCACGAAAAAGAGGGCCGGCCCCCATCCATGCAAGTGTCCTATTTTTGCGGGCTATCCATGTTTAGAGAATGGGTGTGCTTTGAGCATCAGGGCTATCCAAAACATAAAGCACATCAGTGGTGGCGTGAGCGGGCAGGGACTATCTTGGTCCCGACTACCACAGCCGAGGCCATGACTTATGTGGATGACCTACGTATTCCGGTTAACATCCGGGTTCAACATAAGAAATCATTTGACGAGGTAATTGGTTATGACTACACCGGACAAGCATTCTCCGAAAGCAAAAATGATGATGCGGGACCCAAGCATCCACCGGATGCTCATTGAAAACTCCATAGACCGCAGTTGTTTGAATTGTGGGTTGTTCGATGCGGGGAAAGAAATCTGCCGCAACTGGGGTGTCCGGCCTCCAGCTGAGATCATCGTTTTCTCTTGCATCGAAGAATGGGAAAAAGACATCCCATTTTAAACAAATAGTTGTTGATTCATTTAGAACAACTGTTCTAGAATTAGATCCATGCCGGGGGAGCAGTTCCTTTGGCCCTTTTGGAGAAAATCAATGGCCGCTTTTGTAACGCTTTGGATCTTTGCTGTCTTTACCCTGCTCACATTGGTTGTTTTTGGTGCTATCCAGTTCTTCAATAAAGTCCGGGATGGCCACAGGCTTACCCGGGATGAGCGTAAGCGCCGGACTCGTGATGCTAAGTATTCCCGTTTCCTTGGCGGCATCCATTAGGAGGTTATCATGTTCGAACGATTCCTGATTATCGCACTTGCTTTCATGTGTTTTGTGTTGGCCAGTGAAATGGACTACCAAGACTGGGAACGCTCTCACGATTGTGCTCCAGTATTAACAAAACCCAATCAAACAGCGGTGGGCTAAATGGAACATTTAATTGTTTTCGGGATGTGGTTCTTTTGTTTCTTTATGGTTGTTGGCTACATTATCCCTTGGATTTTGTTTTAAAAGTTGTTGATGCTTTTAGATCATCTGTTCTATAATTACTCATGGTTCGGGGAATGGCCCCGGCCCCTACCGGAGATCAACAATGAAGACCTTTTCCTCTAAATCTAATGCTCGTCGTGCGCTTAAAGTTGTTGGTGATAAGGCTCTGGAAAGAGCGGACCAACTTCTTTACCAGCTCGCTGATGGCAAGTGGGGCTTTGACGAAGAGCTTGCCGAGCTCGCTCAGTACGCCGCAGTGGCCGATACCGATATTGATTTCGACGCCCCAAGCCGCATCGTTGGTGAATTCAAAGGAATGAACACAGAGCGTTGCCCAGAATGCGGTTCCACTGAACTGTATCTTGGTGAATGCCAGCCCGGAAGCGGCGGTATTGGTTTTGTCGTCAATGAGGATTCAGTAATCGGATGCCACGCCTGCGGTTGGGAGCATCGTGAAGTAAAACAGGTTAAACATAAGAATGAAAAAGCAGCTCCGAAAGCTAAAAAGGAAACGGGTAAAGTAGAGCGAGTGTCTACGACGACTCGCCCGTGTCAGAAAGTGTGGGAAATAGCAGATGAGATGTTGAAGGCCGACCCAGCCACCAAGCGTAAGGCAATTCTCGAGAGATGCGTTGCAGCCGGGGTCGCCTATAATACGGCTCGTACCCAGCTTCAATACTTCCTGTCTAAAAAGTAATGTATTACCTTATCGATCATTCAACTATGACCATCGTGGAGGTTTCGGAGAATTTCTCCTACCTCTGCGACGTCATGGTCGACAACGCAATCATGGCCGCTAGCATTTCGCATCTTGACCATTTGTTCGACGCTTTTGACGCTTTCGCTATGCTAACAGTGTACGAAAAGCTCGCCTCGACCCAATGGCGCGGACAGCTCAATCGGGATGAGTTGGTTAAAGCTTCCACCGAATTAGCTTCGATAATTAAGCCCCGTAAAAAGATAAAGCCTGTGGCCGTATCGCCTCAAGAAGAGCCTGCCACAAAGGAAAAACCCCGGACTGGGGCTACGGCCAAAGTCTGGAAGATAGCCACAGAACATAAACACATCCTTGAGCATGGTTGGCCTTTATTCAGAGCCCGTGTTCTGGAGGAGTGTGCGAGCGCCGGGATTAACCCCGCGACCGCTCAAGTACAGCTTAGTAAGTGGAAGCATCAAAATACTTAGAAAAAGGAACTATCCATTAGTTTTGAGTTTCGCTAATATAGGATTGCGTTCTTAGTTAAGAACTTTTCAACCCACAACTATTGGAGTTAACATGACCGAAGAAGCAAAAGCCCCGAAGAAAGAAAAAGCCCCGAAGAAAGAAAAAGTAGTTCAGCATGGTGTTGTTCGTCCGAACGCCGGTACCAAAACGGCAAAGGTTTGGGACATCGCTGATGCACTGAGCGCAAAGCATCAGGCTCCGGCCGCTCGCAAGGATGTTCTTGCTGAAGCCACTAAGGCTGACATCAATGTTTCAACAGCCGCTACGCAGTACGGCCAGTGGCGTAAGTTCCACAATCTGGGTAAAGAACCCACCGAAAAGACTGCTGCAGCAGAATAAGTCCCCCGAAGAGGGGTAGCTCCGGTTACCCCTCGCCCTAATGGAAGCAACCCATGCTAAAAACTAATACCCAAGAACCAGAAAAGAAAGCCCCGCAGACCGGGGTTTTTTTAGACGTGCACAGCATCTTTCACACTATTCAAGGTGAAGGTCCTTTCTGTGGAGTACCAGCTGTCTTTATCCGCTTAGCCGGATGCAATCTTCAATGCCCTCTTTGCGATACTGATTACACTGATGGCCGCAAGGAATTGCCGACCGGTGAAATCGTCGACACTGCTCTAGAACTCACGGCCTTAAATAAAACTAGGTTAGTAGTGATTACAGGAGGTGAGCCTTTCCGGCAAAACATTAGTAATCTCGTCTTCCAATTGCTTGGCCTCGATTTTTTTGTTCAGATCGAAACCAATGGTACTATGGCGCTCCCTTCCCGGTTCCCGGCCATGTATCTTGAAAAGGATATTAGTTTAAAAGAAGGTGTCTACATTGTAGTCAGCCCAAAAACCGGGACCGTTCATCCCAGCATTACCGAAGCGGCCTGCGCCTATAAGTATGTGGCCACAATGGAATCCATCTGTGAGGACGGACTCCCGGACAAGGCCTTGAATCATCCGGCGCATCCAAGGCTAGCTAGGCCACCAGAGTGGTTTGCGGGATCTGTTTACCTGCAACCTGTGGATGAACGGGACATGGAAAAAGACGACGCCAATCTTGCAGCCTGTATCGAAGCTTGTTACAAGCACGGCTACACCCTTCAACTTCAAATCCACAAATACATTGGAGCTCCATAATGACTACAAAAGCCTTAGTCGTCCTTAGTGGCGGACAAGATTCAACAACGTGCCTTTTCTGGGCGCAGAAAACGTTTGATGAGATTCACGCTATTACTTTTGATTACGGTCAGCGCCATAGTCTTGAGCTGGAAGCCGCTTTAAAAGTGGGGGAGATGGCCGGCGTTATAACCCATGAATTTGTAAAAGTCCCTAATTGTTTGGTTTCGGTTAGCCCGCTTACCAGCGACAACGAACTAGAAGAATACGATAGCTTCGAGCAGATGGACGCAACTATCGGGAATCGTCGGGAGCTGACCTTTGTGCCTATGCGCAATGCTTTATTCCTGACCATCGCAGCGAACCGGGCTGAAGCTTTGGGTATCCAAAACATCGTGACTGGTGTCTGCCAGATGGACAATGCCAACTATGATGATTGCCGGCTGGTTTTCCTAGAAGCTACTGAGAATTACATCAACACTGCTCTTGGTCATGACCATCGTGGAACACCCCAGATTGAAATCTACGCACCGCTCCTGATGTTGAGTAAAGCTCAAACTGTTCTCCTTGCCCGGGAGCTCCCCGGTTGTTGGGAAGCTCTGGCCTATAGCCACACGAGTTATGATGGGCTCTACCCGCCGACTGGAATGAATCATTCCAACGTTCTTAGGGCGCAGGGTTTCCTTGAGGCCGGTCATCCAGATCCTTTAGTCCTTCGTGCTCATCGGGAAGGTCTGATGGAGCTCCCTGACACGGACAACTATAAAAACCTCCAGCTTGACTGCTTTGATGGTGGCCTCTGATGATTACTATTCAGCAGGAACTTAGACAATACAGTACCCACTGTGGTATCTACGCAATAACCCACTCTGAAGCAAGAAAACGTTACTGGGAGAGGAAAAGAAATGAGAACAGCTGAACGTGTTCATGATTTTTCGTATGGCCATCGGGTGCATAACCATGAAAGCAAATGCGCGCATCTTCATGGTCACAACGGTAGAGTAAAGTTTGTTGTTACCGCGCCGGAATTGGATGCTTTGGGTCGGATAATGGATTTCGGTGTTATTAAAGAAAGGTTGTGTTCTTGGCTTGAAGATAATTGGGATCACAAATTTCTTGCTTGGGAAGAAGATCCTCTTATGCAAACAATGCTTTATGCAGCTTCCGATACTCAATCTGGACAAATGCTAGAAGCATCTATTGTGTGGGTACCGTTTAATCCAACCGCCGAAAATATGGCTCAATATCTAGTTGATGTGATCGGGCCTAAACAATTGGCTGGAACAGAAGTGACGCTTATTTCGGTTACTTTCGACGAAACTCGAAAATGTTCATGCACTCATTCTCTAGAGAATTTTTATGTATCATCTATCTAATGTTGAAATAGCTGAGCTCGCCATAGATTTGGCTGCACGTATTGAGAATGAACTTCCTTTGGCGACTCGCCGATGCTACCCGATTCCCCGCGGGGGTGTCCCCGCGGCTTACGCTTTAGCCAAATACCTTCCCGGGATGGTTATTGTGGATACAGCTGAGGATGCGGATTTCTTTATCGATGATCTTATCGATTCGGGGACTACCGCAGACCACTGGTATAAACGTTTTCCCCAGAAACCGTTCTACGCCCTCATTACAAAGGCTTTTGGTAAGTTCGAATATGAATGGCTCGTCTTTCCTTGGGAAGGAGATGCAGAAGGAAGCATCGAAGATAACATCGTTCGCCTGCTTCAATTCTTTGGAGAAGATCCGGCGCGTGGTGGTCTGCTGGAAACACCGAAGCGCGTAGCCAAGGCTTGGAAGCATTGGACATCCGGATACACCCGGGACCCAATGGAAGTGCTCAAAGTCTTTGAGGATGGGGCTGACCGTTGTGATGAAATGGTCGTGGTCCGGGACATCCCGTTCTACTCCCAGTGCGAACACCATCTGGCTCCATTCTTCGGAACGGCCACCGTTGCTTACATCCCAGACGGAAAAATCGTCGGCCTATCAAAATTGTCCCGCCTTGTGGATATCTTTGCTCGCCGGTTGCAGGTTCAAGAACGGTTGACCAACCAGATTGCGGATGCTTTGGTAGATGGCCTTGATCCAAAAGGTGTGGGCGTGGTTATCCAAGCTCGCCACCTTTGCATGGAGTCTAGGGGTATCTGCCAGCAGGGCCATTCAACGGTTACATCTGCGCTACGCGGAGTCCTGAAAGACACCCCGTCAGCCCGGGCGGAATTCTTGTCGCTTGCATCACACAAATGATTGACGGCGTTTTTCGTTTAAACTAAAATAAGGGTGTGGCCGAAAGGTTACGCCCTTTTTAATCAAACGGAGAAAGACAATGAGAATGTGGATGGTCGACCCAATGATTATGTGCCGCCAGCATCTTCTTGGTGAACACGTGGAATTGCATATGCTGGTAGGGACGCTCAAGCGGGGTATCTCTGTACGGGGTTATCTCCGGGACAAGTTGTTCGAGCCGGAGTCCTTGTACCAGCGCCATGAAGACCTTGTCAACGAAATGGAATGGCGTGGGTATAACCACAAAAGTCCTCTTGATGTGGTTCCGCTGGACCATCTTCCAGACAATCCGATTGACCGGATGGCTTCGTTAGCGGAGCTTATTCGCCGGTGCCCGGAATGCCAAGCCCGGTATCATGACCTGCAGGCTGATGATGGATTACTTACAGGTCTCGCACCTCTTGAACCCAGAGTTGTTTCTTTCGAATTATGAAGCTATTCTTAGCTGGTCTTTACACGAGCAATTTTGACGTGGGCGGGCGGCTTTTCGCCCGCTGCACGGAGTACGAGAGATACCAGAGGCTGTATGCGAAAAATCTGCTGGAGTCTTATCACTACGTTCATCGACAAGCTTACGTGGATCGTATGCGGAAAGATGGTGTTCAAGTATTTCTTGACTCTGGAGCTTTCTCGGCTTGGTCTAAAGGTGTTTCAGTAGACCTCCCCAGTTACTGCCATTACATCAAGGAGAACGATGACATCTTGTTAAAGGTCGACGGGGATCTGTGGGCCTCGGTTCTTGATGCTATCGGCGATGACCAGAAGACTTTTGAAAATCAGAAGGCGATGGAAAAGCTAGGGGTTCGTCCGCTCCCCTGCTTTCACTACGGGGAAGACCCACGCTACCTCGAGTATTATGTTGCGAACTACACTTCGATTACCATCGGAGGTCTTGTCGGTAAACCAGACAATCTAGTCCGTCCTTGGCTGGATATGATTTGGGAAAAATACATGATTGACGGAGCTGGCCGGGCGAAGACCCGGGTCCATGGCTTCGGTCTTACAAAACCGGAAATGATGCGCCGGTATCCGTGGTTTTCCACAGACTCGTCTTCGTGGGTCCAGATAGCCGCGGCCGGTGGTATTTTGCTTCTTCCCGGCGCGAACGTAATGAGCGTGTCAGCACAAAGCCCTTCCAAACGGATTGAGAATCAACACCTAACTACACTTGCTCCCGTATTGCGAGATGCCGTCGAGGAGCGTATTCGCTCTTATGGGGGTGACCCGGAACGCCTTCAGACCGAATACCTTAGCCGTTGGTGTTACAACATCTACGCTTACACTTTACTGGGGGATACCATCACCGCAGAGAAGGCGGGGAACCCCGTGTACCAAGGCGCTCAGATAGGACTCTTCTAATGTTAGACGCTATTCGTTTTGTCCAAGGTTCTGTGGCTCGAAAAGGCTTTGTGCCGGAGCTAACCCATTTCAACATCACCAACAAAACAATTAGAGGTTTTAATGGGCATCTTAGTCTTTGCAGCCCTATCGACTTCGACTTGGATGTCAGTCCGAAGGCCGTTCCGTTCGTCAAAGCTATACAGAGCTGTGATGAAACTATTCAGCTGAATGTAACAGCTACCGGGCGGCTTTCCATTAAGTCCGGGAAATTTAGGGCGCAGATCGAATGCCTCCCAACTGATTTCCCCGAGGTGCTTCCAGAAGGGGAAGAAGTCCCCCTGACACGGGGTATCCGGGACGTTTTGAAGAAACTGTTACCTTTCATCGCTGAAGACGCCTCCCGGCCTTGGGCGCGGGGAATCCTCCTCCGAGGCCAATCAGCTTTTGCGACAAACAATATCAATCTGGTAGAGCATTGGCTGGGCTACCAATTTCCGGTCGAAATCAACATTCCACGCTCTGCGGTAGTCGAATTGGTCCGCATCGGAGAAGAGCCTACTTCGCTGCAGATGACGGATACGAGTTGCACTTTTCATTTCCCGGGAAAGCGTTGGCTCAGGACCAATCTTAATTCAACCGACTGGCCTGACGTGTCCCGTGTGTTGAACATGCGGGTACCGAACTTAAAGCATATCCCAGAAGACTTGTGGGTAGGGCTGGAAAAGATTGAACCTTTTGCGGATGACATGGGGCGTGTTTACTTCAGCCCCGGAATGATAGCCACAGGGGATACCGAAGACGCCTCGTCAGCCGTTCAAGTTACTGGGCTAGATGGGACTGGGGTCTACAATATCAAGCAAATGCGGCTTCTTCAGGATGTCGCGACTCGCTGGTGCTTTGGGGAGGGTGCTAGCCCGTCCCTATTCTTTGGCGAAAATATACGAGGGGCCATTTCAGGCCTACGAGGATAACATGGCGATTGCTCTTCTCCCAGCCTACGGGCGCAAATACAAAACAAGAGACGCCTTGCTGGCCGATTGGTACGCCGGGAAGGATTTTAAAATCGAGAATGGCCCTTATACCAACATTCATGATTACCCGAAGCTTGCGGAAAAATACGGGACTGTTCTTCTAGTGCACGGGCTTAACTCTTACATTGCCACTTATCCTAAATGAGAATTGACAGCATCGGTTTCTTTTGGGAAGACCTTCAGTCTACTGGAAGAAACAAAACCGTTCGGGCAATGCCACCCATTCCGGAAACGGGATGGGTTAAACCCAGCTACCTCCCGGATTTATCCCAAGCCCCAGCAATCGCCATCGACTGTGAAACCTATGACCCAGAGCTGTTAGATAACGGCCCCGGCTGGGCTCGTGGCAAAGGCCATATCGTCGGCGTTTCTATAGGGGTCCCCGGTGGGCACCGTTGGTATTTCCCGCTTCGCCACGAAATCGAGAAAGAGGATAACTGGCCAGTCGAACCGGTAATGGCTTGGCTCTCCGCCATGCTGGGCAATCCTAAGCAACCGAAGATTGGTGCGAACCTAATCTATGACGTGGGCTGGCTTCGTCAAGAGGGTGTAATTGTTCGTGGTGAGCTTATGGATGTCCAGTTCGCTGAAGCCCTACTGGATGAGCGGTCAGAAGTGGCTTTGGAAATCTTGGCGCAGAAGTATCTTGGAGAGGGAAAGGAATCCTCATTGCTCTACCGCTGGAGCTCAGACTTCTACGGTGGACCGGTTACCGGGAAGCAAAGGGCGAACATCTATCGCTCACCACCAAGGCTTGTAGGTCCATACGCCGAAAGCGATGCCGACTTACCGCTCCGCTTAATTGAAAAACTATACCCGCTCCTCATCAAGGAAAACCTGCTCAACCTTTTCCGGATGGAATGCGACCTGATATATGTGCTCATTGAAATGCGCTTCGCCGGGGTTACCGTTGATATCCACAAGGCTGAGAAGCTCCGGGATGAATTGCAGGAGCGTGAGCGGATAGAGCAATTGAAGCTTAATGACTTGGTGGGATTCCAAGTCGACATTAACGCCGCACAGTCACTTGCCCGGGCTTTCGACCATATTGGGCTCAAATACACCCGAACAGCAAAGGGCGCCCCAAGTTTTACTAAGCAATTCCTGACGGACTTAAAACATCCGCTTGCAGATCATATCCGGGAAATCCGTAAGTTAGCGAAACTCCGTGGAACATTTGTTGAATCCTACATTTTGGATTCACATGTCAACGGAAAGGTCTATGGCCAATTCCATCCCATGCGCGGCGATTCCGGAGGGACGCGAAGTGGCCGGCTAAGTAGCTCTACTCCGAATCTTCAGAACCTGCCCAGTAGGGACGATGAGTTGGCCCCAATGGTTCGCGGCCTTTTTATTCCGGACGTAGGACATCAGTTCTGGCGCAAATACGATTACTCTCAGATTGAGTACCGTTTTCTTATCCATTACGCGGTAGGTCCCGGAAGCCACGAAGCTCGGCAGCAGTTCAATGACAATCCGGATATGGATTACCATGAATGGACACTTGACCTTGTGGCACCCGTCGCCGGCTGGGACATCAGCACCCCGGAGAAAAGGAAGCCGTTCCGTAAACCTACGAAGAACGTTAACTTCGGTATGATCTACGGGATGGGGGAAGCAACGCTAGCCGCCAATCTTGGTTTGTCCAAAAAAGAGGCGAAGGCCTTTTTTAAGGCTTACCGGGGTGGAGTACCTTTCGCAGCCCCAACAATGGAAGCCACTATGGCAGAAGCCGCGAATACCGGAGTCATTACGACAATCCTTGGACGCCGCTCACGCTTCGATTTGTGGGAACCGGAAGACTGGGGAGCCGAGACTATTGCCCTCCCGTACCATCAAGCAATTCTTAAATACGGCAAAATCCGGCGCGCGTATACCCACAAGGCTCTCAACCGAAGGCTTCAGGGATCTGCCGCGGATCTGATGAAGACGGCTATGTGGAAGTGCTGGAAAGACGGTGTCTTTGACGCCACGGGTATTCCCCGGCTCACGGTGCATGATGAATTGGACTTCAGTGATCCTGGAGGCCGAGATGAAGCTTTTAGAGAGATGCAGCACATAATGGAGACTGCTCTTCCTTTATCAATTCCGGTTCGCGCTGACGGCGATATAGGACCGGATTGGGGTCACGCCAAGTGATCCCCTCAAGGAAACCGTGGGTAACGGAACCATCCTAATCGGCGGGCTCAAGTACAGCTTCATTGTCTGTCCTCCGGAGAATCCTGATTAGGCGTTGCCGGATCGCAACCGGCGTAAACAAAAATGGCCCCTTTCGGGGCCATTTCTCTATTTAGCTTCTGGTTTATTTGGTGGAACTGGCATCGTCTCGAAGAAAGAAGAAACATCGAAGTTGTCTACTACCTTTGCTAGTTCTGGATAAGCCCAGAGCCATACCGAATCCCGCCAAAGTGAAAGACTTTTAGCTTCACCGGAAAAGGTAGTGTTTTTACTCGAAATGTAAGAAATCGCCGAAAGGATGTTGAAATAACCCCATTCCTTAGCCGTAGCGTCGATCCGGTTTTGAATCTCGCTGGTCAAGGCTAATACGATAGCTTCTGCCTTAGTAGACGGGATTTCACCCAGAGTTGGAAAACCATTTTCATCACTAAGCAGTGGCCGGCCTTCGGCCATTCCACGAACTAGGCTTTTCCAAATGTCGTTTGAAATCTCGACTTTATCTTCTGGGATTAAAGTTGAAATTGAATCATCGAAAAAACTATTTGTCGTTTTTGAATAAAAAAGCATGTTACACCTTAGCGTCCTAACGCAATAAAAAATTGACCGTAGCTTCCAACAGCCCATCCAGATCCATTCCAGCCCAGAGCCCAAGCAGTGTAACCCGCTGTGTTTGGAGCGCCTGCCGCATGAACCGTTGGATTGTAAGCTCCCCAAATTGGAGCATTACCGTCTTCTTCACAAACGAGAACACCAAAACAAGCGTTTGGGAAAGTTATTGGGAAAGTAACCGGCTGACCCAATGTTCCTTGATAGACTGAAATTTTACCCCACTGTAAGATAAAACCGCCCGGAAGGCGCTGGTATCCAGCCGTACCGTAAACGGACCCGGGATTGATACCGCTAATAGTGGCTTCCAACTGTGCAATAAAGGTCGTAATGTTTCCATCATCATTGATAGCCTCACCTGTGATATTCGCCATCAATTGAGCAACAGCTGCGGCTACGAATGAACTTTGGCGCCAAACAGTATTCAATGTTTTTGATTCTGCAATACCTTCAACGAATCCCCCAGACAAGAGATCGGTCATAGTTGCATATTCAGCCGGGGTGAGGGTATTTGCTCCAGCGCCGGCTGCGAAAGTTTTAAATTGTGATGATCCTGACATAATAATTCCGTAACGTGTTTAGAAGGGAACACCAAATGAACCAGTATCAAAACCTGCTGCATACTGGGAATTTGAGTCAAAAGCGAAAAGCGGCGAACCACCTACTGACGCGATTTCGAACGATTTAATTCCGACTCCCTCCGGTTTTAGTATTCTAACCATCAGTTTCATAATAGCAATGAGAATAGCGGTAAAGCCAACACCGACAACGTACACACTCATGGTCATGTCTTGGTTATCCACAACCAGCATCGTTATTCCCGGACCGGGCTGATCTGTGCCTAGAATCCCCGGAGTTGTACTTATACCCAACACCAAACCGTTTATGTCCGGCATAATTGTGGACAAGATTTGATTCAATTGTTCCAGTGTGCCGTTCCAGACGTTTGCCATGATTTTTGTTTTTAGCAAAAGTCTATAGTAGTCATCGGTAAGCTCTATGATGCCCGCAGTTGGATCATACGGTCCTTTCCATGTTCCACGATCAAAACCAAGTGTTGCGTTATCAAACGAAAAATAAACTTCGAGAGGTGTTGAAAGAAAGCGTGTGATACCGATCCATTGGCCAACCACGTCAAGTTGATTTCCGACAGCGGTATCAACATCGTAGGCCGAAGTTACCCCAGAAAAAGTATCGGCCGTATCTGCGTATGGTTGGGCGGAATACCCCACCATCTCCATGTATTTTGGTTTGTCGGAGTGCTCCGAAGTAATTAAGTCTTGATACGGGGTAACTGAACCAGTCATTAGACCACCGTCAAAGTTATATCAGAAGTTGAACATTTCGCTATTCCATTGAAAGGAATCACAACGTCTGAAGTAGTTGGTGTATTTCCGACAATCGCCGCTAGCAAAGTTATTAATTCAAACGTCGTTGATGCTGAAATACTGTTCAGCTGGGCTGGGACGTATAGCTTCGTAATGAGAACATCCTGTCCGATTAGTAGGGCGTTAATGTAGTCAGCGACAGCTGTCTTAATAGCTTCCCCGGTGGTTGACGAGTATCCGGCAAATGCACGCAAAGTAATTTCTACCGCGATATTTTCTTGCGATGGAACGAAAAATCTGATGTTATGGGTTAAACCAAGATTATCCGTTACGGGGACTACAGTGCTACCGTAGGTGTAAGCCCCCGGAGTCTTCTTGTTCATAATAGCCGTTGCGATAGCCGTTGCGTCACCACCTTCAACAACCATGGATATTGAGTGCGGAGGTAGCCCGTCTGAATCGGTGGTCCCGGTATCATTCTCGTAAGCTTTGACCTGTGTTACCCCGGTAATGTTGGCGATAGCTCCGGCAATCCCATCAAGAACTGTTAAGGAGCCAAGGGCTGTTGACTGTGTCTGGCGCAATCTTAGTTCAGCATCAGATTCAACCGGGGCACCAACACTAGCGTCTGTCGTGCTGTAAAATTCTTGCCAACCAAGCTGGGGGTTGTAAATCTTGTTAATTGTCCCTGCCGATGCCCCAATGGCTCCGGGTTTCTGGGCAATGACAGTGACAAGAATCTGGCCGGCTGGTGGAATAGTGACGGAAGCCGGCAAATTCCAGAGATTGCCAACACTGTCTTGAACAACACCATTAGTGATAGTTCGACCCACTTCACCTACAACATAACCGTCAGCGGTAGAGTAACCTGATATATTTCTGGCTATACCATTGATTTTGACCACAGAGGATAACTGGTTACCTTGGGCGTAAGTCGGGGAGAAAGACATGAAGGTGCTTACGGCGGCTTGGTTGCTATCGTCGATAGCTTTTGCCAATACGGCAAGCCACTGCCCGTCCTGTGAATCAGCAGAGACGTAAATGTCAGAACCGTAAATTTGTTGGAATTTAGCTATGAGGCTCAAATAGACATCGGTGTAGCTTGGAATGCTAATTCCGGTAGCGGTAATAATCGGGCCAAGCGTTGGTAAGGGATAAGTGCTCATAGAACCTGCTCAATGGTGGTCTGCCCGTAAATTGTATCAACAGTCGCCGTTATTGTAACATTGCGATTATCGATGTAGCTTGAGTAATTGATAATACTCGAAACTCCCGGCGTATTTAGTATTGCATCCTTAATAGCGAAATCGTAATAGGGAATTGTCCCAAAACCAAGGACTTGCGTGTTGTATGGGACCCCGGCTTGGATGTCTAAAAACCATTCACCTTGGATCAATTTTAAGCGGGTAGAAATGGCTTGGGCTACAGCCGCTGGTGAATCGACTAAAAAGTTAGAAGCTCCGCGACCGAAAGTATAGTCACCGAAAGTGTCTAGTTTTCTATAAATCATACCGGCGCTCCTGTATTTGAACCACCTGTGGACACCCCGGAATGAACGTGGGTCTTTAAATGAACGTTGTCTGCGATGACGTCTTCCAACGATCTAATGGTTCCGGTAACGGTGAGATCACCAAGAACAGTTACACCATTGGGTGCTACAAGACGGACTTTCTTTGCAACCGGATCAAGCCCGACCAAAGTCTCCCCGTCAACGCTACGAAGAGTAGCTTCAGTATTGCTGATGAATTTTGGGACATTCGGAACAGAGCTAATCCCCGGAATAACAAAACCATCCGAAAGCGAATGCATTCTAATTTCGGCTTGTTTCTGAATCCCACCAGACTGCCACCAAGCATCGATGCATCTGGATGAAAAAATGACGAGGCACTCATCTCCTTTAACCACAGGAAAAGTAAGGGTGCATCCGCCGCCGCTCGGGAATTGGATCGGGCAGTCAAGTAAAAGCGGAAGATTTACATCTGTGTAAGTCCCGTTCAGTTCGTCTTCAAGCTGGGCTTGGATAGCCGGCTGAACTGAGCAAATCTTTTCGTCAAGATTAACATCTTGAACGATGCCGGGCAAAGCGGTCCAGACATTGCTTTGGCTTCCCTGTATGGCGGCAAGCAAGGCTTCCTGCGGATGCTCAATACGTTCTAATCTATCCATTACTGAGCCAATGTCTCTTTTTTAGTTGCATCGAAGGCAAGGCACACTAAATTGGTATACCACGGAGTTCCTCTATTATCGCCCTCGTGTTCCGCTACCATCACTCGGTAGATACCATCATCTGATAGCGGAGCTAATGGCATCAACCCGGAGTAACGATCATAAGGAACAGCCGCTGTATTTGTGTTTTGGTAGACTGTTTTATTTACTGTCGAATTGTCTATTTGGATTAGACCACCTATGCGGATGCGACTATTGAGAAGGCATTTCATACGGATGCCTTCATCCGTTTGCTCCGGTATTCCAATTAAGCCGGTGTCTGAATTGAGGACAACAGTTTCTCCGTCGAGATAGCCTTTGTTATCTACGACTTGGACCACGCCGTTTTGAATCGACCAGTTTGCGTTCAATGTGGACGCGGCATTGCGCATGTATGCCCGGGCCATTCCGAACAATACTTTTCCTCTAATGCTGGGGACATACTGAAGCTCAGTTTTAAGTGAGCCGTAATCTATTGGAATCCCCATTGCTTGCGCGGCGGCTGTCATTGTCTCTTGGGGTGTTACCCCTTTTTTGAGCGATTCGTTGATATAGCCTTGATTGTAGGCAATGTCTCCGTCTGCCGCCAAAATATCTAAATAAGTAGTGGTTGCGCTTTCTTTCCCTACACGATACTGTTTTATTTGCCCTTGGAAGACTACTCCGTAATTTCCGTTCACATACCCCGCGTTGAGAGACACACTCTTGTATTCACTGTTTTGGGTAAGTTTCTTAACCGTGTTCTGGGCAAGATTGTAGATTCGAATTGTCGCGTTATTGGGAGATTCGACATCCGCGTTTGCAACATCAAATTTAACGTGAAAGTCGGACAGGTCTATAGTCTCTTTGTCAGAAAAGACAAAAAGTCCTAATTTTCTAATCCATTGGTCGCAAATAGTCGTCATGGGACTATGAAGTAAAGTTCCCCGGTGACACCAAGGTTCGAGTAAGTCGGCGGTACATTAAGGTCGTTTGTGGTTTGCGCGATTAGCTGTCCACCGAAATTCAAATATGAATACTGCTCGAGTAAGTCGGTCCCAGCGACAACTAGCAAACTAGTCAGAATAGCGATCCCGGTTAAGCTGTCTGAGATATCAAGTTGCCAGACGTTTGCATAGCTATTCCAAATTAGCCGCATAGCATACGCTTTTCCATTCAACGAAATCGTGAACAGCTGAGCCTCTGGTGTTAACGGAATTCTGTAAGTAGTGCTCATTAGCCGGTAACTCCGGAAGAGACTGGGGATGGAGACTGTGTTCCTTTATTTACCGGAGAAGCTGTGGCACTGGGATTTGCCTGCTGGTTTGCTGGCAATGGGGCCGTCCGGGTATTCACCAATATAATTTCTTGACACTCCATTGTAATCGGTAGTGTGTGAGCGTTACGAAAGTCGCTTACGGTAGACAAGGAACGGCAGACCATGTTACGATAAACGCGTTTACCTGTATAAAGTGTAAAAAGTGTTCGAAACTGCTGCATTTCAAGCAGTCTATCGTAAATGGCTCGTATACCCAAGACCCCCGAGCCAGTAATCAACGACTGTGTAGTCGGGCCGGGTCCACCGGCACTATCGACGAGAGCGCTTGGACCGTTGATGGCCACAGAATTAACGGTGGACCCGAGCATCCCGCTGGATAGGCTGAGGCTATCAGACCATCCAAGCTGAAGGGAAACTCGCGCCGGGAGCTTATACATGTGGTCAGTAATGGCGGCGCCTTGCTCAACTGGATGCTCCGTGATTTCCATCTCGTCGAGATGTTTTTCTTCGATTGTTGCTTGGGCGGCAATGCTTGGGAGCAAAGAGCCATCCGGTAAAGTTAGGTTATAGAAACCTCTCTGCGGAGAAACCAGAATAGCGGAGCTACCAAATTCGGCCGCGGCTGTAACGACTCCGGCTAAACCACTCATCTTGCACGCTCCTTAAATTGCCGGACGGTGTTCGCGTTTACACGATCTTGCTGGGTAGCGATTTCTTCTGCTATCTTTTTCGCTTCAGTCCCTGTCACATTGAATGTATTATTCTGTGTGACTTGAACCGCTTGTTGAGCAGAGCCTGATTGGAGCCCTAACCGAGTAGTTTCAAGCGCCCCCATGATCTCACGTGGTGAAACGGAAGCTTTGTTACCAGCAACTCCTGCGTAATGACTCTGTCCTGTAAACGGATCTGCTATACTAGCCCATTCGCGGGCAGCCGCAGCGGCAGCTCCTACGATATCATCTGTCTTACCGCTCAGGTAATCACCAATCGCTTTTTGCTTATGCGACAATAGATACTTTTCGAAAATCATATCTTGTGTCGCTTTATCGAATTTCTCTGAACCAGACAGGCCAAGGTCTTTAACAGCGTCTGCAAGAGTTCCTTTGATTAGTTGGTAACGGCCTGCGGCGTTAAACTGTCCGGAACGTTGAGCGGCCATAACCTGAGAAATCGTCATGTTCTCAAGGTCCGCTTTACCGGCACGGTAACCCCCGGCTTTGCCGAGGTTAATAGAGCTGTATCCACCCTCGCCACGAGAAATTAATTTTCCAAGCGCAGAACCGGCAAGGCCTCCCGGATGGAGCGCGTCAATCTCCCTCTGCGCGGTTTCTACCCCGCGCTTAGCCTTCGTGGCTAAATCGTCAAACATGTCTCCCGAGGTCATGTCCCCAGTTATCCATTTCGACATGTCGGACATTGATTCATCTAACCATTTTGTAGCCTCCTTGAATGGAGCAACAAAATGCATCAAAATCGCTTCACCTAGGATCTCAATCCGAACTTTGAGGTTATCGAGGATTTGGGTATATTCAAGAACGGTCTTTTTAGCCGCATCTACGTCGACACCCATTTCTTGATACAGCTCAGCATGCTCTTTTTTCTTTTCGAGGAGGGTATCCAGATGATTTACCATTTGGTGATACTCATCCGGGCTAATCCCGAACATGCCGGCAATTTGTGTCGCTTGATACTCCGGCATTTTAGACAGAGCCGCGACAAGGTCGACCATAACATCGCTCATGTCTCTACCGGTTACTGGGACACCGAGGCTATTTAGGAATCCAGTCAGGCCCGGATTGAGACGAAGAGCCTGAGCCATGTCGTGTATCGAAGAAGCCATCGCTTCTCCGGATACTCCGATCTGCTGACCGGCATATTCCATGCCCTTCAGATTTTTGACGGAACTGTTGGCTAATTCGGAAGCGAAATACATCTTTCGCATCGAATAAGAAAAAGCGGCGGCGGCTGCGGCCGTGGTGGTAACCACACCAGCAACAGCAATACCTGCGGCGGTTACTCGCTTCTGGACGCCGGTAAGATTCTGCGTAAACTTAGCGAGCGAAATAGTATCAGTTTTATACCCAAGCTTGACTAAGTATTCTTGTAAGATTTCACTGGGCATCAGGAAATGTTCCGTATCCTAAACTGGTTTTCGGCTTGGACATCCAACGCCTCGTTCATCTTACAGATATCTAAGAGATCGAGGTTCCCATTCTTTAAGGACTCGTATTGGCACATCCCTCTTAGGACTGGCCGGAGGAGGTAATCCTCCTCACTGGCCATCGTGGCCGCGTCCGCTGATCCTACACCTGAGCCAAATTTGGTAGGGCGGTACGCAAAAAATCCCCGAGGTTGTCCTCGATTATTTTGGCCGTGATATCAAGGATGTCTTTCATTGCAAGATCATCAAACATCATAACCCCACCTGAGGACATGACTTTGCTCAATTTTCCTTCTGAATCCTTGCGCGCTACGACTGAAAGACATTTTTCAACTACGTAGGCACTGTCCTTGTCAGGAAGCTGGCTTAGGATATAGACAACTAGGATGCCCATATCCTTGCCAGCATTTTCCTCACGAACAAGACCATCCACGATAGGTAGAGCGGGGGATAGCTTCCGAGCAACATTAAGCTGGTCAAAAGCGTTCAACTTTCCCGTGATGTGGTACTGTTCAATTGACATTAGGTAGTTGCTCCAAGGATGGTGTCGACGATACCTGCGTCAAACTGCCATTCATTGATACCGGCATCCTTTGCGTAAGTCAAAGGTACGCCGCGCTTGAAGGCTACCTGCTGACAGATGACGGTGTCCTGTGTTGCTGAATTCGACAGCGTCATGGTATTAGCACCATGAGTTTGAGCGGCCGCTGTCTGAACAGCGTACAGTGTGGATAGCTTTTGATTAACCGGAGAGGTCTTCAAAAGGCGTACCGTGATAGTACGGGATTTATTAGCGCCGAGTGAATGCATGACAGCACCATCTGCTCCAACAGTCATGGTGTTGATGTCTTCGTTCGGCTCAAGGGTAATCCCTTCTTCGGCGACCGATGCCCCAGCGCCAAGATTGATTGAACCACCGGGGCCAACCAAAGCGCAGTTAGTGTTAAGAAAACTATAAGTGCCCATGTTGTATCCTTAGCGGTTAACGTTAATGAGGATGTCCACAGTGCGGATGGCTCCGGCCAGCTTTGCCGCAATTTGGAAAGTCACTGATTTACGTGCCGACCTATCTGCAATGTTCTGAGTTGCGACAGGCGGTGCGTAAACATAGAAGCCGGTAGACAGGAAGTCCCCGTTGCTGAGAGCTCCAAATCCATTCGAAGTCCAAACACCCGGCGCAAGAAGACCATTTGTCCGGGCCTGAGAAAGGACTCCCATGATGGTTCCAACGATAAGGTTGTTCCCAGCATCCGTCTGAGGAATTTTTGTCGGGCTCAAATAAAGCAGATTGTAAACGGCGTTCTGGATTGCCAAGGCTAACCAGTCGGTCCCGGTCACGATATCAATTGGGGTACCAGAACTCATATTACCCTTCTCGATAATTGCAGTGTTGTTATTGTATGCTACAAAAACGTTGCAGTTCTTTGCTTCAAGAGCGTTGAGCTGATTCACGTTAAGCGTTTCAGCGACAACTAATGGCTCTTGCTTATACATGGTGTCTATAACGGTGTTGTTACCGTTATAGTCAACAGTCAATGCTTTGGCACACAGGGAAGCAATTGCGTATGGTGAATTGCTTGAATACTGTACCGCGGTACGATTAACGCCAAGTGCTTTGAGCTCAGAGGCAATGTCCGTGGTGCTGACAGGACTAATGATCCCAGCTTCCTGAGAAGAGACCCAGTAAGTATGCTTGTTCGTCGTGCTTTCGATGAACGAGGCCACTTCCAAATGGCCTGCGTCAGAGATCGCAGTAAACATCAAACCGTACCACAGCTGGCCGAAATTGATGTCGAAAATAGCTGCGGCTTCGACGGGTGTTTCGGGTGCAATCCCATCTGATACGTAAGCACCGGAACTATTTACCGTACCACCAAGCATCCCCGAGATGTCAGTTCCAGCCCCACCGGTAAAAGTTGCTCCTGACACGGTAATGACACCGCTTGAGCGCGCTAAGGTATAAGCATCACCGGCTGGGCCGGTAAGTTTAGCGACAAAATAAATAGTATCGGACCCGGGTACCCAACTCGCCGTTACTAGTGAGATGTTTGCATCTGTTGAGCTGTTAATCTCGATATGTAACGCCGTGATGGTATCTTGGACGGTACCACCAATCAAAACTTGGTTATCACCAGTAACAGCGTTTACAAAAGTGAGGTCAGTCCCAGCAATAGTTAACGTATCATTGGCTGCAGGATTTGCGCTAAAAGTAGCGAAAGCAAAAGCAGTCGGTGCTGTCAAAAAACTAATGGAAGAAGTAATTCCGGTAGTTCCGGAGGTAATAAGGAATTGAGAATAATCAGAATTCCAGACCACAGTGCACCCCGGACTTACTAGATCCAGAGCTTGCTGAATTACATAAGCTACACCATTTAGATTGGTCTGAGCAGAGAAATCTAAACCGTCTACGGTAACCGGAATTCCGTCAACATAGACAGAAAAAGCACCGTCGCTAATAGCAGACCATAAACCGGGAACTTTTTGAGCTGTTGAAAGCGTTGCTCCGACCAAAACCGCGGCTGTAGCCGTTTCAGCCCAGCGCCCAATCAAAAGATTAAGCGGCTGAGGAATCTGGCTTTCCCACAATAGGGCCGCTTGGTATTCCGGGGCCGAAGTCCCAAAATCAGCGGCAACAGCTGAAGCGCTGTCGTACTGGCGGTACCTTTCGGTTACGTTGATTACATCGGAAGAACCGAGAATTAGCAGCGTCGAGATGTTCTGCATCTGCGCGGCGTTCGGCTCCAAATTTACGGTGGCCTGAATCAGCCGGTTAATCGACAGTGAAGTCGTCATTTGTAGCTCCTAACTAATAGACGGTTCAGAATAACTTTCGTTGTGGATAACAGCTTCACTCGAAAGTAAGTTTTCGACAGGATAATCAAAAATCATCTGGCGCCTTATTTCGATAGAAACATCAATACGGTTCACCCATTTCAGTTTGATTAACTCGGGAACGGTGACTTGATCGTTTACCGCTATTAACCCCATACTCATCAACTGAAGACTTTCAAGGTTCTGTGCAAGATAGGCTCCACGCGACAAACGAAAAGTCGTTCTTTCCGCATTTGGTCCATACACCGAACAGCTCACGGTAAATTCATCATGAGCACGCAATTCATCATAACCATTCGGAAAAGTTTCGTTCCCCGGAAAATGCCCTTCATAAGGAGTACCGCGCAACATAGCGCGTCGCGTAATACCGAAAGCCATCCAATCCGTGTCAACTTCTGGGATGTTTGGAGGTTCCGGTTGCCAACGCGGCCTTACCGACTGGTTAGGAAGCCCGGTAATCCCGGCCAGCCAGTCGTGAATGAAATCCTGAAGCGCATTATCGGCAAGTGGCTGCGGATTCCCAGTCGGAGCTAAATATCCACCAGTTGCGCTTGTATTTGTCAAGGTAGTTTCCTAAATTGAACTACAAAGAATTATCCGCTGGAGAATATGAACTGTCACCGATTCCAAACGGCGTTGGTTGCTTCTGTGGAATACCATCCCTTACCTTTTAGATTTTGAAGTTGATTAACAATTGCGTCCATTTGTTTACCTACCGTCTGTAAGGAGTAAGTTCCTCTCGCTTGGGAGGCTATAGCCCTACGATTTAAAAGCTTTACTGAACGAATGGCTTGTAACCAATCTCCAAGGGTGTGGCAGCGATAACCATTGAATCCGTGAAATACCGTTTCGGAGAAAGCACCAAAATCTGAAGCGATAAGTGGAGTACCACACAAAAGACCTTCAACACCAGCCCCACCAAAAGGTTCCACGTAGCGGGTCGGCATCAACATGGCGTAAGCATTTCGAAGCAATTCGCTTCTCGCTTTTCCGGTTACTGGTTGCTCATACGTAAGATTTGACGGGGCATCGGCCATAAAATCGGCTAACCACATGGGATTCGTTTCGCCGACAATCCGTACTGGCATGTCAACATTTCTAGCTATTTCTTTGACAATCTGAAGGCCTTTACATTCGATAACCCGGCCAAAGTAGAGCAGGTATGAACCATCCGCATACTGTGGCTCCCAATCATCAATATCGTAGCCCATTGGGCATACCCATTGATAATCATTACCCCAAGTCTGTTCCTTACCCTGATGCCAACTCATCCATTGGTATGTTTCATATACCCGAAACGGCATAGCGCACTGGGTATATCCGATACCTATCTCAAGATGCTTTGCACTAGGAAAAGCGTGAGCCAGATCGGCGTGAGCAATACCAAAAGGATGACAAATAATATCATCAGGCTGAACGCGAGATGCAAGCTCCCGGCGAAGAATACAAGTGAATTCCCGATAAAGCGTTGAATCCGTTGATGCTGCTTCATTGGGTTGCTCCTGTTTGTAAAGAGTTTTGAGTTCTGTAAAACGTTCTGACGGAAGAATAGTGACGTGCTCATCTGCATAGGCTTCCGACCCCTCGTTGGCATACTCAATGATTTTGTGACCAAAAGGTTCCATCATCTTCCCAAACCGAATTACGCGCCCAGTAAAAGCACAATGTGAAAATTCTGCTTTTGGGATAGTGTGGAAAAGACCGAGAAGATGAAGCGTCGCCATGGTTCCTCCGAATTAGGGTAGAAGTATTTCTGTCCAACCAACACCACCTGAAAAAGAGCCAGTGAGCTCTATTCGGTAAGTTGATTGCGGAGGAACAATACCGTTTACAAAACCAGCTTGCCCACCGGGAATAGTCATTGCGGCTAACGATAATCCTGAACCGACTCCGGTTCCACCCAACCACATTGACACTCCAATAGTGCCTGATGCTATTCCCCAAACGGAGACAAACATTGGTCTGTTTGAACTATTTGAAATGTTAGTATTGAACGACCGCGAAACTGAGTTTACCACAGTATCATCAGCTATTCCAACATTACTCTTTATAGAGCTTCCGCCTGCGCCGGGAGAAGAATTTGTTAGCCCACCAGAACCGTTCGAAGTAGAACTGTTTCCGACCACCGTAAAATTAGTGCAGCTCGAACCAATCAATAAACCGTAAGCCGCATTGTAGTTGAGCATATTTCCCGTAACGGAAAAATTAGCGCAACTGTTCCCGACTTTAATCCCATAAGACTGCTGGCCTATACCGGCGGAACCACCAAGGATACATCCAGAGATAACAAAGTTACCACCTCCGCTTTGGATCTCAATGCCGGCATAACCGCTTCCAGCGCGGCCATTAGCCCTAGCGGAGAAACCGGTAAATTCAACAGCCCCAGCGTTACTAGTTATTGAAATACCATGCTGGTCGTTATTGACAGCTCCGCCACCAACAAAACGTACACTATCACAGTAGTCAACATAGCAACCGGATGACGGGCGATTACTGAACCAGCAATTAGTGAAATCAAAATCCAATACTTTGTTGATATAGCAACCATTTGACGCACTATCGAAGAAGCAATTTGTAAACTTATTGAAAGCTGGGCACGAGCCGTAAGCAAAAACTGAAGCATCAGTAGTTAAAGCGTAGGTTCCCTGATACGTTTGCCCATTCGAAAAAGACATTCCCTCTACTTGGTTGCTAAAATGGATCGCCCCAAGAGCCCCATAGCTACTTGTGTTATCACAAAGACAGAAGAAATTATCGACCATCCAGTTGGCTGAAGCATTCCTTGGATAGAAACCGCTTGAAGCATAATTGTAAAGAACGATATTACTGAACGTGTTTGAATTACTGCTTACGCCTTCGATTGCATTAAATGCTTTTTCAATCCAGATGTTGTCGAAATTACAGTATTGCGGATAGACCGGTGAAGGTGCGAGATAAATAGCGCTGGCACCCGTGATACCAAGCGTTTGATACTGAAGATAAACGTCTCGCAAAGTAAAGTTATACGAGGTTATATTCAGTATTTTTGCATTATTGGTGTATTGTTTAATTACAGTGCTTCGCCCAGCACCAACAAAAGTTAGATACTGAGTGTTAACGTTGATCGCGCCAGTGATTTTGTATATTCCTGACGGAAAATAAATACTTCCGCCAGACGGAAGTGCTGCTATAGCGGCATTTATTGCCGGCAACCAATCGTAACTTGGATCTGTCTCAGACCCCGCTGGAGCGAAATCCCGGATGCTAAGGTAGTCCCCGAACATATCGCTTATAAGCCGAGAAGACGCCCCAGAAATAGGACTTCCATTATTCTTAGTGACAGGAATGGGTGAAGCGGTAGCGACCGGACCCGTAGCGCCGGTAGCACCTGCAGGACCAGTTGAGCCTGCAGGACCAGTTGGCCCAGTTGCTCCCGTCGGTCCGGGAATACCACTTAATCCGGTCGGACCGATTGGACCTGTGACACCTTGAACCCCTGTAGGACCAGTCGGACCTGTAGGTCCAATAGGACCAGTCGGGCCAACGATTACGCCGGCGTCAAACCAACTGCTTCCGCCCCAGATGTAAAGATGGCCGTTAGAAAGAACGATATAGGCATCGTTAATCTCAGGGTCCGGCGGCAAGTCAGCTATTGTGGCCACAGAACCTTTGATAGTAGCCGAGATCCCTTGTGGCCCGGTAGCGCCGACAGGGCCGGTAGCCCCGACAGGGCCGGTAGCTCCTTGCGATGCTTCCTGAAGAGCTTGATTTAAAGCTTCAGCCGTTAAAATTTCACCATCGACGAAAATTGTCATTGTTTAAATCCTATGCTTTAGCGCGGCCGATTTCATACCATTGATTTCCATCATGGCGCAAGGTCAGTGTGTCGTATTGATTAAAGACCATGCTGAAAACATAAGATGGCCCAGCTAGTTTGATAGCAATTTGATTGCTTGAAATGCTACTATAAATACCGACACTTGCACTGAAAATCAAAGTAACTATTCTCCCCGGCCAGCCGTATTTTAAGGCTCCCATGTAAGACCCATCGCCGGATGCAACACTAAAAGTTGAGCCCATTTGATTAAGCGTCAGTACTGAGCTTGCTACATTACGCTGTTGGACAGATCCCCATACACCAGAACCAGCAGAACCAAATGGGAAGTCCAAAGCATCCGTATAGTTTGTATCCCCGTATATGACCATCGGGTTCGTTGTGGCTAAATTGACAGTTTTACCAACACCGATGAATGAATTGTCTTCGATTGTTATTGAAGAGCTTGAATTACCGGAGTCAGTGCTAATCCCGTTTGAAACATTGTTAAAGCCGCAATTTGTTACAATCGCGTTTCCGTAAGCAACTAACACCCCGTGCTGAGTCGGCCCAATAACGTCGGTGTCACTAATCACCACTTCCTGAGGTACGGTCAATCCGACATACACCCCAGAAGTGACCTGAGCTGCCATTGAGCATCCGACGATTCTGGTTCCCTGCGCAAGCCCTGCGATGTAAATACCGTGTGATGCAGAGCTCGAACCCGGAACATTATCGAAACCGCAATTCATTACGGTGACGTTGTTTGTTCCGCTTGCCTGTCCGTACAGCTGAAGACCTTTTGCATAACCGTAGGAGAAGCAGTTCGTCAGCTTTGCCCAGTCGGCGGTGTCTTGTAATTGATAAGCTATACCACTTCTCTGCAGAGGACCGCCACCGGCAATAGTTGCAAAAGGCCATGCGTGGCAGTTTTCTACATACGGTATATCGTATGAGTTCTGGATAAATACTCCGTTGATGTTATCCAGATTCAAATACGAAAGGCGCGGGCGTGACCCAATCGGCGGAACTCCTCCAATTCCGGGGAATGGGTTGCTACAGATGACAGCCATATTGAATCCAAGGATGGCGCATTTTTCGACTAGTACATCATCACCTACAATGGTAATTGCCGTGCCTGAAAACGAGGCTACACTCGATGCCGGTAAAGAAACCCCAGCGTTTCGAATCAGCAGTCCAGAAATCGAACCGCTACTCATTATGGCTACGGTAGAGGCTCCGTTTACCAGCAAAGCCCCGCCCATAGAGGCATACGGTGTATTAGCGTTAGACCCGGGAGATCCGGTAAAAGTGTGCGGTCCTTGAAGAGTGCATCCTTGCGGGATAACCAAGTTACCATTGATTAAACAACGCAAAGTATCTGGGATACTAACAGTTCCACCAAAACCAGTTTTGAGGGATATCGCATTCCAACCACTGGTGTAAACGTAGAGCTTTCCGTCGTAGGAACTAACGTAAGCATCGTTTGCGGCTGGGGAAGATGGGAGCACCCCGGAGTTGGCCACAACGCCTTTATAGGTGATGGTTCCAGTGTATCCGATTAAGCTGAACAATGCTTTTTGTATCGCGGCAGTATCGTCGGTCACACCGTCCCCAACAGCCCCAAAATCAAGCACTGACAAACGCTCACCAAGCATATCCGCAGCGGTCCGGGCAATGGCATTTGGAATCGGAACCCCACCCTGTGACACGGTGAGACTATTTACGCCCGGCCCAGTTGGTCCAGTTGGCCCTACCGCGCCTGTGGCGCCTGTGGCGCCTATATTTCCGGATGTTCCAGTTGGTCCTGTAACCCCTTGTGGTCCTGTAACCCCTTGCGGCCCAGTTGGGCCAGTTGGGCCTGTTGCTCCGGTTGGGCCTGTTACCCCAGTAGCCCCGACAGGGCCGGTAGCTCCTTGCGCACCAGCCGGGCCGCTAGGGCCAACGATTACGCCGGCGTCAAACCAACTGCTTCCGCCCCAGATGTAAAGATGGCCGTTAGAAAGAACGATATAGGCATCGTTAATCTCAGGGTCCGGCGGCAAGTCAGCTATTGTGGCCACAGAACCTTTGATAGTAGCCGAGATCCCTTGCGGCCCGGTAGCGCCGACAGGGCCGGTAGCCCCGACAGGGCCAGTAGCCCCTTGCGAGGCTTCCTGAAGGGCTTGATTTAAAGCTTCAGCCGTTAAAATTTCACCATCGACGAAAATTGTCATTGTTTAGCCCTCGTAGATGATGTTGACTGAGCCGCCAGTAAAATTAGTTAGCCCACTCCCGCCGTAAATTTGAATGCGATCAAGGGCTCCGCTTAATGCTATAAAGCCGCCGTATGTATACATTGTTGACGCAGAAGAAGAATAAAAGCCGCCCGATATCGCCCACGCATTCGTAGCCGAATTAACGAGCGTAAAAATTACTGATCCACTAAGAGCCGTGGTAGAGCCTATAGGCCACCCATTATTGACCGTTGAGGCAAACGTAGTAACTGCGTTTGATGCTGTTCGTGTCTCAAAAGTGCTGTACCCAGAGGAAGCATAACTACCTGAACCCAGATTTATAAAAGTACCACCTGTATTCAATACCCCGCTAAAAACTAAAGTAAGCCGCTTACACCAGCTTGGTATGCCGGTATATCCGTAAGTATTAGCTCCATTAGTTGTTTGCGCCGTACCTTGAACCATTCTGGCCACAGGTACGTTGTTATTTACCGTAAGGTTACCAGATGCATCAAAACCACCGAGTTTTGCAGGACTAGCCGGTCCGTTGTTATAGAAACTTACCCCGTCAGAAGCACCGGCAATAACGCGCGCTGTTCCGGCTACGTAATCTAAGACGACACCATCTGAGAAGCTTCCAGCGTATTGGCCGGGAATAAGAATACCACCTGCTGTTATTAGATCCCCATTAGCATCTATGGTAAGAACGTCTTGCGTAATTGCATCAACGTTTCCACGACCCAACCGAATACTACCGTCTGGCGTATTCGGCTGATACCAAGTCATGTTATTCGTTGGAGTTGCCGATTGTCCTACTTGAACGGCGTTTGTTTTAAGCGCACTTGAACTCATGCCGTGTAGCTCCCCGAGGAAGTGAATTTGATGATGGTGTTAGAACCTGAAGTGGTCACAGTAGGAGATCCTGTGGTAACGCCGGAGTAGTTCGCCGTGGGAACGGAAAGGATTACAACGCCTGAACCTCCGTTGGCCCCCTGCCCAGCGTAGCCACCACCGGACCCACCACCAGTGTTTACAGTCCCTGCGGTTCCTGAAGCTGTATTTCCAGCGCCTCCGCCATAAGAAGCTG